TGACCATTCGCTTGTCCGGCCTTTTATATGTTTTGATGGCGGTGGGACAAGAGAAAATACAGGAATGTTCTGTTCTTGGGAATACGCCGAATTAATAGAACCAAAATACAGGGTCAAATGTTTTTACGATCTTGTTGAGGCTCTAAAAAAAGAAGGCTATAAAAAAGACCCTGACGACGGGTTTTTTTACCATCCCAAAGATGACAAAATCATGTTCACTACGAGTATGCTTTGGTATGAAGGGAAGGGAGTAGAAAAAGATAGAAGCGGTTTTTTCACTATAGACGGTTATTCTTTTGATAAAATATTCGTTGAAGAGGTAAAAGGAGAATAGAATGAAGGCTATAGAATTGAAAATAATTGCCGGACAAAGTTATTTGCAAGTAAACGGAAAAGGTGCGCTTGAAAAGGTTCCTCCGGTCCCATGGTATAAGGTTATATGTATTGGCATGGACAGCGGAAGAACGGCTGAAGAGTGTAGGTATAACATTTGCCTTCCTGTTAGTCGAATAATATGAACCAAAAACTAAAATCAAAATATATAGAGCTTCATAAGCGCTATGGAGATGTCAGAATTGAGTGTGAAGCTAAAGACTCTCTTCCTCTTGATGTTATACTTGATTTTCAGGGTGATTTAAAATCAAGAACCACGGAAAATAAAATAAAGCTGGCGACCCAGATATTTAAATCTGGGTTTTGTGCGCCTTTTTTTGTTTGGTCCCACGAAGGCGATTATTATTTTATGGATGGTCACGGGCGCTCGGAGGTTCTTTGTGAGATCCGCGAGGCTGGAATTCCTATCCCTGGGTTTTTCCCTATCGCTTATGTTTTTGCTAAGACTGAGATTGAAGCGCGTGAGAAATTGACGGCTATTACAAGTCAGTATGGAGATGTTGATCTTGAGGCGCTTTCCGAGTGGGTCGAGGATTTTGACAATGAGACTAAGGAGTCTTTCAGGTTACTGGAAAAAGAAATTGAGATACCTGTAGAGGATATTGCCATTGTGGAAAATATTCCAGTTGGCTCATTTGATGACAATCAAGCTACAACAATAAATGGAGACGTTTGGAGCCTTGGCAATAATAGGCTATTTTGCAGCAACAAAGAAGATGAGACAGAAATAATATTTACACTCGTTAAGAGATATAGGTCGTTATGTATTAAATATAACAAAACCCCGGAGATAAAACTTAATGGCGAGATTTACGAATTCTGAAAAAGAACTCTTAAGCGAATTATTAATGCAAGATGACCTTGAGCGCGTATCCCCAAAAATGGAGCGATTTCGGGAGCCTTGGTCTATCAAGCTTGCAAAAGGTGGCCGTGGAGCAGGAGCTAAGTCCTGGGGTATGGCATCTTTGTTAATTCAGCGCGCGAATTATGATTGTATAAGAATAGGCAGTTTCAGAGAGATTCAGAAATCCATTGAAGAATCCTCTTATCAATTATTGGTGAATATGGTCGGACGGTTAAGATATCCGGGCTGGAAAATAACAGACCAGCGGCTTGAATCGCCGACTGGATCTAAGATTATATTCCGCGGGCTAAAAGATATCCGCGCGGCTGGACAAGTAAAATCCCTTGAGGATTTTGATATATTCGCGATCGAAGAAGCCGCGCCTATATCTAACGAGTCATGGATGATGCTACTTCCTACGTTAAGAAAAGAAGGCTCGGAGTTATGGGCTGTCTATAATCAAGAGACCGATTTTGATCCAGTTGATATCAGGCTTTGGAATTCAGACAGGAAGGATGTACTTAGAGTTTGGCTTGAGCCAGGACCTACCGATAACCCATGGTGGACCTCAAGACTGCAAGAAGAAATGGAAGCTCATTATAAGTTAGACCCGGATGAGGCCGAACACGTTTGGGGTGGTCTGCCTAGAAAGCAAGGCCAAAAGGCCGTCATGTCTCGCGTGCGCGTGCGTGGCGCTATGAATCGGATTATTGATCCTGTTGGAAAAATAGCTATAGGTTGCGATGTCGCCAGGTTCGGAGATGATAGAACAGTTATCTATAAACGGCACGGTCTAAAAATCATAGACGAGCGAAGCTTTGCAGGCCAGGATCTTGTCAGAACATCAAACGAGATATGGGATATGGCCAATAAAGATCCTTCGATTGCGATCAACGTTGATGATTCTGGTGTCGGTGGTGGTGTAACTGATATGTTAAGATCGTGGGGAGCCAAAGTGTTCGGGATATGTAATAATCACAGGCCATCGAATCCCGATAAATATGATACTGCGGCAGATGAGCAATGGTTTGAATTTCCGGTTGATGAGGCAGACATTCCGAACGATCCGGTTCTAAACATGGAACTGACAGGTCGCCAATATGACTACACAAAGGCCGGACAAAAAAAGATTGAATCTAAAGACAAATACAAAGAAAGGCTTGGAAGGTCCCCAGACAAAGCGGATGCGTTATTACTTACTTATTATCAACCGAACGCGTTATTTGATGACGATTTCCAGGCTCAAATGAAAAGGAGAAGAGGGTTATGAGGTTAGTAAGATGATACTATGCACAGCTCAATTTGATTTTAAAAGTAATAAAAATTATAAACGCTTACTTAATGTTTTCGTTCAAAGCGTTAAAAAATACATACCCGAAATTGATATTAGAATTCTACGACTTGAGATGCCGCGAAAAGTTGACAATACTCCTCTTAATTTTACGTGTAACACGATTAAGCTTAAGGCATGGGTGGATTTCTTGGGATCTGAGACAGATGATATAATATTTTCAGATTGTGATATGATCTGTTCGGGTAATCCGCTTGGGGTTTTTGACCAAGAATTTGATGTTGCCTACACATCGACCGGCCTGAAATCTCCACCAATGAATGGCGGTATGTTGTTTGTCAGAAATAACCAACGAAGTCTCGATTTTTTTAAATCCTGGCTCTCGGTTAATAATAAAATGTATTATAACGATAAACAATTACATGCTCAATGGCGCGCTAAATACCTAGGGATGAATCAAGCTGCATTTGGATATTTGATCAATAATATCCCAGTTGAGGCTCAATTATTACCGGTCCCTACTCAAATATATAATGCGGTAGATACAGATTGGAAAAACATTAATGATTTAACCTGTTTTATTCATATTAAGTCCGAATTACGCCGCGCTGTACTTAATAATATGGAGCCACATGGGGTTTGTGAGCGCGCCATGAAGCTTTGGTACGAAATTCAGGCGGAGCTTCCGGTAGAGCAAAAAGAGTGCAGCCAGGAGCCTAAGAAGCCAGCCAGGCCTACAAGATATCGCAGGGTTCGGCGGCGTGGAAAAATTTTTAAAATATAATCACAAAAAGCTTGACATTTTATCAATAATTGTTTATATTTAATATATCAAGAGTTTATAAGGAGATTGATATGAATGAAATTAACATGAATACAACAAAAGAACGACTATATGGTCGATTACAGGAAATGGGATTTAATTTGGACAATTTTGCTCAAGATTATGAAACATGTATTGATAATTATGAATTTGAATATAATTGTTTGAACGCAGAGATGAATGACGATTTCATAGATTATTGCTTTGATAATTGGAAATAACAACAAGGCCGGAGCAATCCGGCTTTAAATAGATAAGGAGATTGATATGAATGAAATTATTAAGGAAATGAAAGTGAATACAGGAAACAATTCAAGCAGAATATGCTTTCGGCTTAAAATTTGCTCGGTTCATGGCCATGAATGGTTAACTTTTACACGTTGCGAATGTAAAACATTAAAAACAGCATTAAAGAAAGCGGGATTTGATGCTTAATTGCCACAAAAAATATATAAAGGACCTGACTCAAAGGTTGGGTCATTTTAGACATTTTTATTGTGTTAAATGCAAAGCTCATTCTTATAAAGATAAAATCTATACCAAAAAAGAATGGGATAATTATGTTGACTTTAATCCAAAAGGGTATTTATGAAACAAACATTTATTAACATTTTAACGCCAGAAAAAGACTATGACAGCAACCAGCAAATGATAGACTCAGGGCTTATTAAAATAGAGCGTGAGTATACTTGGGAATTCGAAAATCCTGAGTGTAGGTGGACTTTGATCGATAAAAAAGACCGTTATTTTTATAATGATGGTAAAATATTACATAATTCAGCGGCCTTTAAAAAAAAGACCTATGGGATAAATTATCTATAATAAAAATAATAATAGTTTTAAATCAATGGAAGAATTTTCTTGACTTTCTGAAATATAAATATTAACTTATATATATGATTAAGGGAGATTATATGAAAACTAATTATGAAATTAAATCAGAGAACATAAGAATGGACATTGCAGAGATTAACGGCGAATGGACTTACAGGGAATTTTCAAACGAAAAGCCCGTATTTTTCATTTTTTGTGACTCAAAAGAAGAGGCTATTTCTGAGTTAAATTCACGAGTTAAAGAGATTGAAGGGGCTATGAATGTCTAATTTCCCACAAGGAAAATTCAACATAATATATGCAGATCCTCCTTGGAAATACGGCGATTCGCGAAACTATAAGGTCAAAAATAATCCAAGCGGAGCGGGCGGTGCATCAAAGCATTATGCAGTAATGAGCCTGGAAGGTATAAAATCCTTGCCTGTTGCTGACTTAATTGACCGTGAATCCTGTTTTCTCTTTTTGTGGTGTACTGGCCCAAAAATGGATTGGGGCATTGAAGTTTTAAAATCCTGGGGTTTTAAATTTGTTACAATTGTTTTTGACTGGGTAAAGGTCAAAAATGATTATTCGGGCATCCGTCACGATGGCATTGGCTGTTATACAAATAATAACACTGAATATGTTTTGTTGGGCCGTGTCGGAAAATATCAGCGAGCTAATACCGGAGTAAGAAAAATAATAGAAGCCCCAAAAATGGGCCATAGTCAAAAACCGCCAGAGGTTGCCGATAGAATAGTCAAATTGATTGGTGACTTACCAAGAATAGAATTATTTGCCAGGGATAGAAAAGAAGGCTGGGAGGCCTGGGGAAATGAAATCTAAACTACCAAAAGAGCTACTAATTTATATTTTAAGTCTTTATGCCATAGCGCTAATAGCCGCTGTGGTGGTTATAATCTGTAATTTATAGGAGTAATTTGTGAAAAAAGGAAAAGCGTACGCCCATAAATCAGGACAAAGGCAGGGTGATTTATACCATACACCGAAAAGCTTAGTGTGGGTTGCTGAGGATATAATTAAAGATGAATTTCTAATTCAAATTTTAGAGCCTTGCGCTGGGCAAAAATATACTCCAATAGTCGAAGCCTTAGAACGTATTAATATGACTGTTGACTATAATGATTTGTTTGCTTTTGACGGAAAAGATTATTTAAAAGATGAATTTTTTATTGATTATAATCAAATTATAACAAACCCACCTTTTAGCCTTTGGGATGAATTTGTATTGAAAGCAAAAACACACTGTAATAAATTCATGTTCATAGGTAGGCTTAATTATTTCGGAACTCAATCAAGATTAGAAAAAGGAATCTGGAATAATTTAAAAGGGATTTATCCTTTTTCGCGCTATGTTGACTATCAAACACCATACCGGGATGACGGACTTTTTCATGTTGGGGCCATGGCGACTGCTTGGTTTTTGTGGGATATGGAATACACCGGAAAATTAGACTTTGAAATTCTGGACGTTGCAAAATATGCAAAGCTTGGGGCTTTTAAAAAATGAAAAACATAGTACACCTAATCGACAATATGAAATTCATGGCCGATATTCCAGACAATCATTATGATCTGGCTATTTGTGACCCGCCTTATGGAATATCGGTGGGAAGTGTTAAACACTATCGAACAAAATTGACAGAATATAAACCTAAAGATTGGGATACAGAACCACCACCGAAAGAATATTTTACTGAACTTTTTAGAATCTCGAAAAACCAAATTATATGGGGTGGGAACTATTTTACAAAAAATTTGCCACCTTCAAAATCGTGGATAGTTTGGGATAAAAAGCAACCAGAAGGATTAACTTTTTCAATGCATGAATTAGCATTTTGCAGTATTCCAAAAAAACAACCTAAAATATTCAGGCATTATCCAGGTGGAAATAGAATTAGCAATAATGAAGAAAAAGCAAAGTTGTATAAAAAGATCCACCCAACTCAAAAACCAGTAGCATTATATAAATGGACATTAAAAAATTATGCTAAACCTGGATGGTTAATATTAGATACAAATGTCGGCTCTGGCTCAATAAGAATAGCTTGTCATGATTTAGGTTTTGACTTTGAAGGCTGCGAGCTTGACCCGGATTACTGGCAAGCACAAGAAGAACGCTATCAAAATCACATATCACAACAATCATTATTTAATACTGAAGAAATACAGGATTTGATTTTTGAAGGAAAGGAGTAGACATGAAAAACATAGTCCACTTAATCGAAAACATGGAATTCATGAAAGACTTGCCTGATAATCATTATGATCTTGCTATTGTTGACCCGCCTTATGGAATTGGTGAGAGTGGGAAAACAAATAAAACAAGAAGTAAATTAGCAATATCTAAGGATTACGGAAATAAAGACTGGGATACAGAATCACCACCGAAAGAATATTTTACTGAACTTTTTAGAATAAGTAAAAATCAAATAATTTGGGGTGCTAATCATTTTATATCTAAAATATCAATAGATTCTTCATGTTGGATTGTTTGGGATAAGGATAATGGAGCAAGTGATTTTGCAGATAGCGAATTGGCATACACCAGTTTTAAAACAGCAGTTAGAAACTTTAAATTCAAATGGCAAGGTATGCTTCAAGGCAACATGAAAAATAAAGAAAAACGAATCCACCACCCTCAGAGACCTTTTATAAAGCAATAGAATGGATGAATAAAAGGTCCAAAACTGTTTCATAAATAACGACTAAAACAATCGATATTATCGATTAAACAAAGGAGAATTTAACATGGAAATAACTTTAGTCACAGGATGCTTAATCTTTATCATCGCCTTTTTTGCGGAATTAACAGACTCGACACTTGGCATGGGTTACGGCACGGCCCTTACACCCATCCTTCTATTCATGGGATTTCAACCCCTAGAAGTAGTCCCGGCCATTCTGGTTTCGGAATTTGTCACTGGAATACTGGCCGGAATAGCCCATCAAAGCCTGGGAAACCTGACATTGATCACTCCAAAGCCCTCGGGTAAAATTACCGGTTCACAGAAATTACCATTAAATTGGATAAAAAAAATAAAGGGCTTAAATGTTAACATGAAAAGCCTCATTGCAATTTCAAGCTTTGGTGTCGGCGGAACCATATTAGCAGTGGCATTAGCCATAAAACTCCCGGCTTTCTACGTAAAGCTCTATATTGGAATTCTCATCACAGCTATCGGCATACTCCTCTTCCTCACCAATAATAAAACCTATCACTTTTCCTGGAAGAGATTAAGTTTAATGGGGATTATGGCCTCATTTAATAAAGGAATTTCAGGCGGAGGCTACGGACCCCTGATCACCGGAGGTCAAATACTCAGTGGTATTCCGGAAAAAACCGCCATTGGAATCACATCGATTTCTGAAGGACTAAGCTGCTTTGTCGGAATCATCATCTACCTGGCCTTTCGTGAAAATCCTTTTCAAAGCAGCCTTCTTCCCCTACTGGTTTGTGCCGGAACATTATCAGTGCCCTTTTCAGCCTTCTTTGTAAGCAAAATTGATGCAAAAAAATTAAGATGGTCAATGGCATGGATCACCCTTGGATTAGGAATATTTACATTAATAAAGCTAATTTTATCAAACTAAAACGCTGGGTTCGACATGAAATCACTGAATTTTAAGCAATAATCATGGTCCAGATAAAATTAAAGCTCATCATAGACAAAATGTTCAATTTCAATGCCCGCCGAACGAAAAAGTTCCAGAGAATCACGAAGGCGGTAATCTTGATTATAAAAAATCTTCTTCACCCCGCCGAGATTGATAATCCGCTTAGCGCACATCACACAAGGAAGATGGGTCACAAAAAAATATTTAGCGGTCTCGAGTGGATAACAGGTCGAATAATAAACGTCGGTCTGGGTTGGAATTTTTGGGACTATAAACATTTAATATTTTCTACACCTGACGGCCAGATAAATTTCTTTTTTAGTTTGTTGTGGCTTGCCTTGTCTCCTGTTGCTTTCTGGGTAGACGACGCTGCAAGGCGAACATATGATATTTTTGGTATAGAAAAAATAGCCATGGTTGAAAGTGCCAAGGCGTCAATAATGGCATCTAGAGCACAAAGATTTTCGGAGAATTGTAAGAGAACATGGGTTGAAAGGGCCAAAGATCCTTCGTCTAAGTTATATCCAAATCAAGACCTTAGAGATTTAATGGGGCCTGAAAATAAATCTTGACAAAATGTGATTTATTGTATATATTATTAGAAAGGAGATTGATATGAGAAGAAAGATCATTATAGATTTATTTTGCATTATAGTTTTATCATTATTTGCCTGGATTAATGTTTTGGCTTTTAGCGAAGTATTTTTTGCTGAGGAAGAAGTAGAATCTATTTTTGGATGGATCGTGTTTCTTGCTTTAGAGGGTGTTATTGCTCTTATATGTTTTTGTTGTATTCTTTCGTTCTTGACTGAAGAATTCATAGCACCTTTTCTTTCTGAAAAAATAACAGACTTTTGGGAGTGGATCGACGAACTGGACAGCCGCGATGAAGATTAAAATAATAACAGCGGTTTTTGACTACCCAGGAAAAAATGAGTATTCAAGATGTTTGACAGCGCTTGAGAATTCAATCAAAGCTAACGCGCCAAACGTGGAATTTACTTGTATTCAGCTTGAACCTCCAGCGACGTGTTTTGCCTGGAATAAACCAGGCTGGCACAATAACCATATCAAGCTCAGGGCTTATTCTAGTGTAAAAATTGATTGTCCGACGTTTTTTGTTGATGCAGATACAATTGTTTTAAAAGACCTCACTCCTCTCGTGTCTGAGGATTTTGACATTGCAATTGCTGAGCGGCCAGAGAGAGCAAAGGCGCCTTTCAATATGGGCGTTATTTTGTTTATGCCAACAGATAAGGCTATAGCGTTCATGGGCGACTGGATAGGTATTGATGAACTGATGTTGAAAAATATAGAGCTACACATGGAATATCGGAATAAATATTCCGGTCAAAATCAATCATCCTTTGGTTTTTTGTATGAGAGATCGCAGAATATAATCATAGACAAATACCCTACAAAAATAATGAACGCAGTAGAGCAAGATTGGGGCGACATAAGCCAAGCATTTATATTGCATGTCAAAACACGTCTTAGGGATGCCGCTCTTGGTGACCTTCCGATTGAACGTATACACTCTCGATTACAAACAGGAGTCCAACTTTGGCGACAGTACGAAAAAGCTTGACTTTTGACAATGTTAGTATTAGCTTATATATAAGGAGTATGAAATGATTGTATTAAGTTTATTTGACGGTTACGCTGGAGGATTGGAATCTTTAAAACGCGCAGGAATAAAGGTTGATAAATATTATGCATCAGAAGTCGATAAGTACGCAATACAAATAGCGATGAAAAACCATCCCGAGATGATACATCTCGGAGACGTAACAAAATGGCGAGAATGGGATATTGGAAAGCCTGATGTTATAATAGCTGGCTCGCCTTGCCAGGGGTTTTCTTTCGCGGGCAAACAATTTAATTTTAATGATGAACGCTCAAAGTTGTTTTTCGACTTCGTGGACATTTTGAAACACTATAAACCAAAATATTTTTTGCTTGAGAATGTGAAGATGAAAAAGGAATATCAAGATGTCATTAGTAAAATAATAGGAGTCGATCCAATAGAAATTAATTCCGCATTGGTAAGCGCCCAGAACAGGAAACGACTTTATTGGACAAATATTATAGGTGTAACACAGCCAGAGGACAGAGGTATTTTTTTAAAAGATATCATAGAAGGTAATGAGATGAGCGTAATGGCTGGTCGAATTGTCGGAAGAGCAAGGGTAAACGGTAAGCGAATTGACCATAAGCAATCTGTTGCTGGGATAACAAATCAAGAGCTTGAAATAAATAAAAACCCTCAAAAAACAAATACTTTAAGCACAGTTAGCAAAGATAATGTTTTAGTACTGAAAAAAGTAAGTAAAGATATATGCAAAAAAACTAAAAACTATATACAATACGATTTAAACAACACTGGGAATGATAGTTGTGATCAAAGACTATACTATAAGCATACTGAAAAAGGAAGAACATTATCAGCGAATATTTCATCTATAATTAAGGTAATAGAGGCAGAAGATGGAGACTATTACTACTATAGAAATTTTACAGTAATTGAATGTGAACGTCTCCAAACTTTACCAGATAACTATACTGAAGGTGTAAGCAATACACAACGATATAAAATGCTTGGAAACGGCTTCAATATAGAAACCGTGACACACATATTAGGGAGTATGAAATGAACCTAAAAAAACAAGACAACATTATAAGCGACTTGATTTATGCGATAGAGGCGCAACAAGTAGAGATTAGCGACTTCGAGGAGGAATTTATTAGTTCTATTTGGAGCAAGATTTCTCACGGCTGCAAGCTATCTCACAAAGAAGAGCACATTTTAGTAAAAATTCACGGGAGGATCGCATGAAAAAACCGATAGTATTTTCAATATGGTTTGACCGCCACGAAGAGATAAGCCGATATAAAGAATATTCCAAGGTTTGGAAGGTCTCAGCAGAAAAGCACCTTAAAGACGTTGAACATCATTGTATGGCTGTTGATCCTCCAAACTTTGATGATCCGTGTCCGGTTTTTCATCGTGGAGACCGTAAGATCGGACCGTCAAAAACGCTTTCCTGGTTGAAAAAGATTGATATGTGGGAAAAACTTATTGATAAGCATCCAGACCGGCCTATATTAATGTGCGACACTGATATTGCTTTTTTCGGTAATCCGTTCGACGAGTTGCTGGCTGGAGAATTTGATTTCGATGTTGCATTATGCGGCAACAATACCGGAGCGGTATATTTTAGCGGTAGTAAGAAATCTCGCGAATTTATGAGGCAGTGGTGGTTTACGACGCACTATTTATTCGATCGTCCTAAGTTGTATCAAAAATTGGACAAGAAATATAAGGGGTTGGATCAATCCTCAATGGGTTATATGCTTGAGCAAGGCAGCCATAACGCGGATGTTTTACAGTTGCCAAGAAGATTCCATTCAATTTGGAACGATTACGAACACCCTTGTTACTTGATGCATTATCATAGTTCGCTTAAGAGCGTTGTTTTCAACGAAAAAAAAACGCCACTACTTGGCGCCGTGCAATATTACAAAGACGCTTGGTTAGCGTATAGAAGCGAGGTTGAATAATGATAGTAATAATATTAGGAATGCACAAATCAGGCACAACGCTAATTGCAAAAACACTACATGAGTCAGGAATAAATATGGGCGTCACAAGTTACGGGGATTATCCAAGATGTAAATATGAGGACCCGATTGTTCAGCAAATTACAAAACAGCTTGTGCATGGTAAGCAGAACAGGCACAGCCTTGATATTCCAACTTCAGATATGTCAAAATTTGTTACACAAGAAATATTTGATCGGATGAAGGACTATGTAATAGACAGGGTTCATAAGCACGGTTATGATTGGGGCTTTAAATTCCCTGATGTAACTTTGTGTTATGATCTCTGGAAACAAATACTGCCTTATCATATCGCTATAGGCGTGAAAAGAAAGCGCGAATCAATTATAAATCATTATTTACGCCGAAAAACAAAACTGCACACGGTTGACGAAATCAACCGTGTGTGCGACTTGTATGAAGAGGCACTTTTAGTGTATAATGTCCCTATTGTTAATTATGAGGATTATTTAGAGCTTGGAACTAAGCCACTTGAAGATATCCTCAAAATCAAGCTAAAGGACTGTAGAATACATGGGAAGCAGAAGTAAAGAGATTTCAAAACGTTTTAAATATGACCAAAATATTGTTGGAGTTGAAGTCGGCGTAAGATATGGAAAAAACGCCGAACAACTCCTTTGTAATTTACCCAATTTAAAACTCTATCTTGTTGACAGGTGGGAGAAGCCGCCAATCGGAGATTCTTATTATAAATCTGGCGACGGTGTGGCTCAAAGAGCAGCGGGGCATTTAAAGAGGGCTTACAAACAAACAAAAGAACGCCTTGCAAGGTTTAAGACGAGGACAACGTTTCTTAGAACAGATTCTTGTGCCGCTTCTGAAATGTTTTCAGACGGTCTTTTTGATTTTGTTTTTATTGACGCAGATCATTCATATGATGGCGTTAAAAAGGATATAATTTGCTGGCTGCCAAAAGTAAAAAAAGGCGGCTATTTGTGTGGCCATGATTATGGTCATGTTAAAATTGGGGAAGTCAAAAGGGCTGTTGATGAACTTCTTGATAGTGTTGAATTATGCTCTGATATGACCTGGTTTTGGAGGAAGTGCTAATATGGGAATTTTCGACTGGCTAAAAGGCAAGCAAACAATAGACAATAGCAATGTGACAAAATTTTCACCAAGAAGGCCGGCCCCGAGAGACTGGACCGACGATCTTGTTGTAAATAAAGAATTAACAAAAGGCTTGTTTCATAATACCTACCCAGGAATGAAGCTTGCCGGGGGCCTGGCCTTTGCTCCGATTGCGATTCCTGTCTGGCTTATGGGCTATCCGGTTCCAAGTCCTGTCGAGGAAGACGAAAGCGCCAGTGAGGACATTGAGTATTTGCTTGATCATTTTAAAACAGAAATGAAACAAATACATTTACAGTGTCATAGAGATGGGACAATATGGATTTTTCCGAAATGGGTAGCTTCGTTAAATAAGCTTATTTGGGAGTTTATACCCGATCCGTCAGTCTCGGACATTATAAGAGATATTGAAACCGGCGAGATAGTCGAAATAATAGTTGATGAACTTTTGGGAATAAAAATAGGAGAAAATAAAGTTGTATATGTCAGAAGAAAAAGATACTTTACGACAAAAAAAATAACAGAGCTTTGGCTTGAAGGGAAAGATCAGGTTCCAAAAGAACTAAAATCTAAAACTTATAGAAATATCGCTGGCATCTTGCCGGTTCCTTTTTCTAATAACAAAGATGCTGAAGAAGTTAGGGGATATCCAGACCTTGAGAGAATAATCACGGATTTAAAATCATATCATGATATTGATCTGCAGCGGTCGAATATGCTTGCAAAGTTTCAGCCAAAAATGGTTCAGCGTGTTAATGATCCTGCATCCTGGCTATCAAATAACGGATATACAGACATTAACCAAATCAAAGTTTACGATCTTGATGTTATAATCAACAAAGGAGAAGTTGAAGCTACGGAATTTCAGTCTCTTGATTTTTCAGCTTATACGGCATACGAAGGCGCATTAAAGCAAAAATTTCAAAAGATAGTTGAGGCGTCCGGAGTTCCTGAGATTGCCTGGGGATTGAAGACAACCGGAAACAACGCCAGTGTTGAAGAATCAATGGCTTCGCTTGTGAAATTTGTGATAGACAAGCAAGAGCAAAAAACAAATCAATATGAAAAATTGTTTTTTGCTTCGCTATCATTATATCGGATGGCCACAATCGGAGGCTCTGGAGTGCCTTTAAAAATAAAATGGAATGACCTTGACGCTGTCAGCGATGCAACAAAAGCGACTGTCTTTAAAGGCTTTGCCGAAGCGGTCGGCGTATTGGTTAAGAATGCAGCAATGACCAAAGAGCAGCTATTAAACCTGTGGACTCAATTATATCCAAAAGCAACAAAGGAGGAATATGATATTTTCGTACTTGGCCTGTCAGATATGGCTCAGCACGTACAATATACCAATGCGAGTTATTCTGAGACATTGGATTTTAAACAACAAGAAGAGGAGATAACAGAATGAGGAAAGTATTGATAATCGGCTATGGGGTAGTTGGTCAGAATATGCACAAGCTTTTTAAAAATGCAAGCATCGCCGACCCACCGAAAGGATTTACAATCAACGAAGAAGAAAGATTTGATGTTGCGTTTGTCTGCGTTCCCACGGAAAAAAAAGCAGATGGTACTTGTGATACATCAATTGTGGAAAGAGTTATTGTAGATTATGCGGAAAATGTAGATATTTTTTGTATAAAATCAACCGTGCCGCCTGAGACGACCAAAAAAATAGGATCGGATTATTATGTCAAAGTTGTTTTTTCTCCTGAATACTTCGGCGAGACAATACACGCAAACGGCGCTGATTATAATTTTCTTATTCTTGGTGGGAAACGGACCTACGCATCTGTTGTTGCGGAAGCTTATAAGGAAATATCACACTCAAGCCTTGAAATCATATTTACTAGTTCAAGGACAGCGGAACTTTGTAAATATATGGAAAATTGCTGGCTTGCTGCTAAGGTGACTTTTTGTAATGAATTCGCAAGAATATCAAGTATGATTGGTGTTGATTACAATGAACTACGCGAATTATGGTTAAAGGACCCAAGGATAAATAGATCTCATACGTTTGTATATAAAGACAATCCTTATTATTCAAGCCACTGTCTAAACAAAGATATTCCTGCCTTAATAGCTTTTGCTGAGTCTGTTGGCGGTGATCCTTCTTTAATGCGTTCTGTTTTTCAGACTAACGAAAAGCACATGAATGACTAAATCAGAATATACCCGGCTATACCGGCAAGCGAGAAATAGCTTTCCGCATATGACCCGCAAAGCAATGCAAGAATTAGCGAAAACTTATGAAGAAGCTGGAAGACTTGCAGCAGCACAGGTCCGAAAAGCGGTCCTTGCCGGGAACGCCGAGTTAACGATTGGCTCGTGGGCACAAATTGAAAGGCAACTAAGATTAAGCGCCTATGACATTCGAGAAGGCATAGAAACACAAGTTTTTAAAACTGTTAACATGGCAACAAGAAAAACAAATATCATAAACGAAAAATATTTGTTTGATGCGATTGATTTTCAACAAGCAGGTCAGCCGCTAACAAAATCCGGCATTGAAAACTTGTTTATATCCGTTAATAAAGACGTGATACAGTCTATGGTTAATCGTGTTTGGCAAAATGGTTATACTTTTGACGCGAGAATTTGGGAGTCAGCTCTCGATTATCAGAATCAAATTAAGCGCGTAGTCTCTTCAGGCCTCGCGCAGGGCCGCGACGTTGTTAAGATTGCAAAGGATATACAAATATATATAAAAGACGGGAAAACAAAACTTGTAAAGCGTTACGGAGAGCTTAAGCGTGGAACCTCCGCGTTTGTTCGAAGAATAGGCGACAAAGTTGATTGGCGAGCGTTAAGGGTTGTCCGTTCTGAACTGTACGCATCTTTGCAAGAGGCGTCCGTCCGTCAGGGCTTAGTTAATCCTGCTGTTATGGACAAGTATGAATGGGTTTTAAACTCTGGCCGTCAACATTGGGGATGTGCGTGTCCCGACAACCAAGCTGGAAGCCCGTATAAATACAGCGAGATTCCAGGCTATCCGCATCCAAATTGTCAATGTCAAATAAGACCTGTTTTGATGGATTCTAATGAGTTTAAGTCTGACCTAAAATCATGGGTCAATGGCGAGAGTGTTGGCTATATAGATCAATGGTATTTTAACCAGTATTCGACAAGTTGACTTTTCATCTAAATCTGGATATAATTAACAATAGGAGGGTTATAAATGCCAAAAGAACACAAACAAGATGACCGGTTTAAACGGCTCAACCTTGCAGATTTCGGCGCTGTTGATGTTTTCAATCTCGCGCCAGTAGACATTCCAACGCTTGTTCCTGAGCATATTATGAGTAAGTGGATGGACGGTGACAAGGACCCTTATTTTAAAATTCAAAAAATGGAATATCCGATAAAAGCAAAAGGTATTGTATATACTGAGTCTTTTTTCGAATCCTTCCTTGGTAAATTAAAAGACAGGCCAATTCCAGGTTCTAAAGCTGGACATTCTATTTGGTGGGGCGAAAGGCCGAATACTGATTTTATCCTTGCCGGTGGAAAGCTTGAAAAAACAGGAAATGAGTCTGGAAGCGTTTATTTTAAAAATTATATTCCAAAAATAGGAGAGTCTGGAGATAATTCAATCTTCATAAAAGAAAACCAATCCGGAATGGTTCACTTCAGTCTTGTCACGTATCCGAAAGAGATAACAGAAGTGGACGAAGACGGAAATTCAATTCACACGGCGATTGAATCATTATTTGGCGAGCGCAATGACGCTGTTGAGTATGGCACAGGCGCCATGAAGCAAATAACCAATAAAACCGACGGCGTTGCCGGCGATGAAAAGCAAAATAATTATAGGGAGAATAACATTATGGACAAAACAGAGCTATTAAAACGGCTCAATGCCCTTAAGGCTGACGGCGATGTCACCCTTGTAGAAATCGCCGAAGCCTTTGGACAGTCTGGAAAGATTATTACCGATGCGCATAAAAACGCTCTTAAGGTTGTTGAAGATTTAAAGGGAATCGGCGTAATTGAACCTGTTAAAGAATTTACAGACATTCAAAATAAAATGTCTGAAGATTTTGAAGCTGTTAAAAATGCCAAGATTTCTGAGAATTTCGGAACGTCTAAGCTTAACGAAAAAGGCGAGGAAACAAACTTGCTTTTTAATTATGCGCAAAATCAATTAAAAGATGTAAGTGCGGAAGATCTTGAAGAAAAGATTAACAGCTTAAAAGAAGATCCGGTCGCAAAGCATCTATCGAGTGAAGCCGCTGATCTTAAAAATAATATTCTGTCGGTCGAAAGCAAGAATGAAGATCTTGAAAAATCAGGCGTTAAAATTCTTGAGCTTTAATGGGAGGGCCAATTAAATGACTGTATATATTCAGAAAGAAAAAGTCGACCATGTTGTCGGCGTTAATGATTCAGGCGCGGCCTTAGAACAGTATGAATTTGCTATTGTTGGCCCATATGCGGCAATAGCAGACGAAGACATTGCAAGTCTCGCAAGCGGATCATATCATGTCGAAAAAGGAATTCAGTTTCAGGTAGAATCTGATGACCTAAAAGCCGGAGAGTTAACATTTGGGACCGCGTGGCAGAACGTATACTGGGACGCGACAACAGGAGAGTTTTCAGACACAGAAACCGCCGGATATTATTTGATCGGGCATCTTGTGAAAATCAAAGATTCAAACGGAATGATCGTTGTTGAAAAATACCGATACGCCGAACTTGTAACAAGCTAAGGGAGGGAGAACATATGCCTTTAAAAATTTTAAATCGAGACGGGCTTATTGATGAGCGTCTAAAAAATCAAGACGTTTCACACTCTGTTTTATTTCGTGGTGACGCTCAATACAATAAATCTGTTGCAACTCCTGAAAAGTTTCAGGAAAATTTCATACAAATGAAAAGTCGAAAGTGGGTAAACTCCGAGGGATATATAAAACTTTGGGATGAAATTGGAAAGCTTCAATATAAAATGAACGCTGCACAAGCTCCAACAGCGGCAGAACTTGAAGCGTTGCTTGGAAAAGTATTTATCGATATAACAAGGCGAGCCATGGAGTCTCCTGACCTAACCTCAGTGATTGCAACAGAGGTCACAAATTTTGAGTTTAGCGAAACTGTTAATCTGCGGGAAATTTATCCATATCGTGGAGACTTCAAAGAAATCAAAGGTACTAATGATTCGGTACCATTGATTGAGCAGACTTTCGGAGAAACCGACTCCGTTGATATGACCATACGCGCTCTTGGCTGGAAAGACAGTCTGAAAAACTTGCTTTTCAATAAGATTCATAACATGCAAAAAGTATTACAGAGCGTTGCAGATGCAGACACCGACAAAAGAAATTCTCTTACTGTTGGCGCAATTGTTGGGGCAACATATGTCGCGTCTCAAAAACAAGCGGCTGACGCAACAAGTGGAGCGACTTATGATGTATTGATGTACAATACATTCAGAAAGGCTATCAAGAAATTGAGAGGCCTTTTGGATTACAGAACAGCGCGAAAAATCGCAGTGCCAAGGATTTCAATCCTTTGCAATTCATACGATACCTGGTCAATTGAAAGAGTGATTAGGGGTCAGCTTACAACTGGCGGTGCTAATGGAACTTTAACAACATTGAATCTCCAGGGGTTGCCTATTTCTCAGATCATAGAGTATGATCAGGGAATTAACGACGGGTTTGATTGGGGAAAGGAAACTCTCTCATATCCTGGCGTTACCGCTGGGAAATGTTATATTTTTGTGCCTAATGAGTATTTTTGGGTGCTCAATAAGCGCCCATTAACCATGGAAACCGGCAGGGGATCTGTCTTGCAGTTATCAACAGAAGAAAGAGCATGGTATCGAGTACAGGCAGAGTTTAACAAGATTTTTCTTGGTTCTTCGTATGCTGGTACAGCTCTTGGCGCTGGTTATGGCGCTATTATTGAGGTTACATTGCCAACAGATTCGTAAGAATCAGCAGATTGAAAATATAAGCCTGGTTAATCGCCAGGCTTTTTTATTTAATTATCCGTCGCCGTAGCCGTTGCCGCCGTAGATGTCGCCACATTCGTCGTCGCCTTCGCATCCGCCGTAGCCGTAGCCGTTGCCGTAGCCGTATCCGCCGAAGCCGTAGCCGTATCCGCCACATTCGTCGTCGCCTTCGCATCCGCCGTAGCCGTAGCCGTTGCCGTAGCCGTATCCGCCGAAGCCGTAGCCGTATCCGCCGAAGCCGTCGCCGTCGCCGTCGCCGTCGCCGCAGCAGTTGCCGTCGCAGTTGCCGTCGCAGCCGTCGCCGTAGCCATCTCCGTGTCCGTCGCCGTATTCGTCGTCGTCGTAGAAAACAGTTATTATTTTTTCCATAACTTTTTATCACTTTCGATTATTAGTATCTTCGCGTTTTTAGCGATCCTTACTGTTCCATAATCATCTAGTGTGGTTTTTTCTTTTGGCCCTTCCGCTGCAAGTTCGCCTAAGCCGTGGGATGTCCCCCATCTTCTTATGTTTCTTGCATTATAGATGATACATTCTTTTCCAAAATCTTCGATATCGCCAACAAAGACCCATCCTCTTTCTGCGACAACGATTCCAAATCCCTTTAAAAAAATTTCTTTCTTCATAATAACTCCTACTTGTTTAATATAAATAATAGCCAACGACTATTTATTCTCTCCGTGCGCTTTTAAAATATGCATCATGCATTCGGTTGAACAGGTTGTTTTTACCTGACCTCTTAATTTGAATTTATGCCATCCATCTTGTTGTTGTTCTTTTCCTTCTTTGTCAAAATATCCTTTGCCTAATTTTAGGCAGTGGTCACAATCGTAATATACCATCATCAATCTCCTTATCACTTAATAATTTGTTAAAGCTGGATTAACCGGCCTTGTTTTATCTCTTATTATTTCTCAAGCATCCTGTACATCCATGATTTAAATAAAAACATTCATCATTTAAAAGGTGTGGCCATTCGCAACTCGCTGGATGATAACCTTCATTTATTAAGTAATATTTTACATATTTAAAATTTGTTAAATATTCATCAGAAGTTGGTTCTCTCAATTTAATTCTGTCTATATTTAAACCCATATTAATCTCCTTCAATCAACCTATTTAAAGCCGGATTGCTCCGGCCTATTTAATAGTCTTTGCACCTATTAAAGGTTCGTCATCTCCGCCATAACCTATTACAATAGCCGTAAATTCTAATTTATTTCTACCGTGTGTGAACTCTGGACGAGGTCTCATTTTTGGCAAATAGCAAGATACGCCAATTTCTGACTCATTGTCTCTGTAATTAAAAGATACGCCAGATTTTGGTACATTTCCATACCTTATTACAGATTGCCTTGTGCCGATAAAAGATTGTTTACAATCCCAACAATATTCTTTTATTTGATTTTGCTCGGGATGGCCTTCATATGCATACGTAAATTTTTCTTCATTTGTAACTTTCCCACAATTTTTACATTCTGTTCTGTGGTTATAATATCCAGCCATTTAAATCTCCTTATCAACTCTTGATATATTAAATATAAACAATTATTGACAAAATGTCAAGCTTTTTTGAAAAATAAATAAAAAAAAGCCCCCGAAGGGGCTTAAGGAGTATATGAAAAAGAGATCGATAATTGAATTGTATACTATTTTATAACAAATTGCAAGTGGTTTACACTCGGGGTAAAATAGAGTATAATAAGTCATGTCAGATTGGGATAATATTAAACAAGTTAGAGAGATAATATCAGACCCGCAAGATTTCATAAGTCTTGAAACCGTTGTTAATCCGGCAGCGTTGCCGGCAGCACCAGAGCCTCAAACGGCCTATCGTGTTGAATCAACTGGAGGCTACTATTACACAACAAAAACAGCCGGGGCTACGTCTGTTGATTACGAATTTGTAGAATTGTTAATTTCAGACGCTCAAATATTATCAATCATATCTACCGTAGGAATAACGAAAGCGCCAGTTAGGGCTTTGTGTAGAATCGTTTTGAAATTACATAGTCAATGTAATATTGTTAAGAATCAAAACGGAATTGAAAGCAATGAATATGTCAGGCTTCTTGAACTATACAAATATTATAAGGCAATAATTGGAGACCTTGAGGACATTATAGATGAGGACAGCGGCAACAATACCGGCTTAGTAGGGAAATCATATCAACCAGAAATAGGAGGGGACAATCTATGATAGTTCAAAAAGATGTTGTATATGGAGCTTGGACGGTCTTGACCGAGGCAGGGCTTTAACTTAGGAGTTAGTGATTTATGAGCTTTAACAACCGAATGGCATTAAAACAAGTCAGAAAAGGAATAATAGAAGATATCAACAGATCGCCTGAAGTAATAATTACATTCAGGCGGCCTTTTGTTGATAATGGGTTTGGTCAGCTCGTGCCAGATCCTACAGCTTCACAAGTGGCTCAAGATTCTATAAAATGTCGAATTTCACACGAGAGAAAAAATATTGATTTAAACGGACCCGGCCCTGCTGGATTTTCTACAAATCTTGAAAGATATATTTTAACGGATTATAAAACACAAATATTTGAGGCAGACACATTCGAGGCAATAGGCCGTGAATTTAAAATTGGTGTTGTTGATGTTTTAAAACAATTTGGCGGGGTGGTAGGATATCAAGCATTGTTAATTGACGCGAATGGAGGGCATAGTGAATATTCCTGAGACTGGAGCAGATGAATTAAAAAATATACCAACAACGGAAGAGGCATATATTACTAATCCTTTTTGCGGCAAAGAATATCTTACGCCTGCCGAGGCAATCGACGCAATAAATATGTTGTCCGGTATGCTTCTTGTTGATTCAAAAACAAGGAAGGCCGGTAATGAGCGTAGAATCGGTTAAGAAAAATATAGGATTTATCTTTGAACGTCGTAAGGCGGCTATTTACGCGCTAAGCCTCAGATATGCGGCTTTGGCCATAAATTATTTTAGGGCCGAGCAGTCGGGCGGGAGGTTCTGGAATAATGAAACAAAAACAGCAAAAGACACAATGTTTACCAACGCGTTTATCGAAGACGATGTAATAGGCTGGTTTATGGCTCATGACGTAGAATATGGACCATACCTTGAACTGGCAAACAACAGACAAAATGAAGCGATAGCGCCTGTTATAAAGAGATTCGCAGGAAGATTTTTTAGAGATGTAAAGGAGTTATTAAGTGATTGATAAAATTATTGCCCAACTAAAAACAGGGGTCATAAAAGACGTTATACCGTTCGGGTCCTCAGCTACTCCGGCATCTCCATATATTGTCGTTAAGCAGGATGCAAACCCGCCGAACGGGGTAACATATAGAATATTTGTTCATATGGAAAAAGATCAACAGATATTTTTAGAGGATTATATCAGGAATGATCTCAGCATCCTTCTTAATGGATTTAGTAGTGAAACTCGTTACGGCAACTATAACGAGATAGAGACAGAGCAGGACTTTTCTAGTATAATAATAAATAACGACGATGGTACAATATCGATGGAACGTAGTTTCTCAATGGCCACGCGTTTATTTTAATAGGAGGAAATAATCATGTTAAGAACTAATGCGGAATATGCTTTCGGCTTAAAATTTGCTCGGTTCATGGCCATGAATGATGACTTGACCATACCAACCGTTGACCGAATTATCGGAGGGGCTGGACCGTTTGATTTTAGCGGAGCAACAGCGATCGCGGCCGTGCCCATGACTGTAAAAATTGATAATGCGGCAGCGGTATCATTTACGGTTAATTTATCGGCTGCAGTTTCTGCGGCCGCTGTGACGGTAGACGAATTAGTCACAGCCCTTGATACTGCGTTTGGGACGGCGTTGCTTGATCTCGACGCATCGAAAGACACAACAAACGAAGACAGACTAAAGATTGCAAACACGAATACGGCTGCCGTTCCTGATTGGATTCAAATCTATGGTGAGTGTGCCGAGCTTTGTTTTATCGGACAGGGAAAAGGATTGAAATTCGTAAAAACTGACACCTTGCAGTCTGCGGGAGAAACACCAAACCTAAAAGACGAAGAAACATTCACAACTACAGACGCGGACGGAATTGACACGGAAATTCTTAGTGATGGATATCGAAAAGGATTTTCGGAAACAATCGTTGATACGGCTGAGGATTGGGAATTAAGGTCTCTGATTGAAGGCGGAACGTATTCATCAAGTGCTGGAACTTATGAGGTTCCAACATCAGAAGATGATAAAGTATATTTCTTTTGTGAGATATATTACGCTAAATATGCACAAGGGACCAACAAAGAAGCAGATCTTATTGGTTATGTCAAAAAGCTTCACAGAAGTTGCAAAGGAACTATTGGAGACGCAACAAACGAAAGAGCGTTCATGAATGGCAATTATACCATTACTGGAACTTCTTACAGGGACGAAAACGACGTTCTTTATGGTGATACTGCTCTTGAGTCCTTAACGGTCTCAGAATACAAAGCTTTAAATTTAGACACTGTATAATAAGAATTAGGAGGGGATTGTGTTCTTCAAAAAAAAGGTCGTTGTAAACGAAACCGAAATTGACAAAATTGAAAGGGCGCAATTCCCTATTATTTTCGCGCCGTTCCACGGAGCGCCGGTGGCGGTGAAGCTTCGAAAATTAACACAGGCGCAAACAATAGCGTGCGGTGATATGTCTTTAATCGAAACTTTTCAGGACAAAGTAAATAAAAAATGTCTTGAAAAAAATGTAAAGATTTCTGACATAATATCTTATGCAGAGCGAAACAATGAGATAACAAAAAAAGCGCTTGTGTCTCCATCGTATGATCAAATACTAGAACGAATTTCAGGACATGAGGTTAAAAAAATAAAAGAAAAAATAAAACAATTAAAAATCGATATTGAAAGCATGAAAGATGGTCCTAAAAAATCGTTAGCAAAAACTGAGATTGATTCTCTTCGCGTTTGGTGTGATTTTTTACTTCCTGAAGATTTTATGGCTACTATAGTAAGTTACACACTAGGAATAGACGAGTCTGACATTAATGAGATATCAGAAAAAGCCCTAATAAACTCCGCAGTCCTGGCAGAGCGTGGACATAATAATCCAGCGGACCACATAAAAGGCGCGTTCACTGATTTTATGCAGGATGATATAAACAAGCGCGCATGGGTGTTGCTGCAAGAACAACGAGAAAGGATAAAGAATGGCGGTTAATGCTGGCACAATATATTCAGACGTTAGAATCCAACTCGATAAGCTTAGTGGTGATCTAAAAAAAGTAGATGCCAAGTTCGACCAATTTGTTGCAAATAATAAAACAAATGCGGGAAAAGTAGAAAAAAATTGGTCTCAAAGTTTTGGCGCAATTCAACTTGCTGGCGTTGCGGCTTTTGCTGGAATCTCTCTTGCTGTTAAAGATTCAATCAAGACTTTTGCTGGTTTTGAGCAATCGCTTGCAAATGTTAGATCGGTTGCAGGAGCAACAGAAGAAGAATTTCAAAAAATAGAAGACGCGGCGAGGGGCGCAGGAGAGACAACAAGGTTCACAGCCTCTCAGGCGGCTGATGCGCTTTATTCCTTAGCATCCGCCGGGCTTGATGCGACTGAAAGTGTTGCCGCGCTTGATGGAGTCTTGCAATTAGCAGGGGCGACTCAGTCGGACTTAGCTTTTACAAGCCAGACTGTTGTCTCGACATTAAGCCAATATAAACTTGAGGCCGAAGACGCAGCGCGCGTTTCTAATGTTTTCGCGGCTGCAATCGGAAATTCACAAGCCAATATGGACAAACTGGCTGCCGCTTTTCGGCAAGTCGGACCTGTTGCGGGAACGCTTGGAATTTCCCTGGAGGAAACAACAGGGGCTATTCAAGGTTTGCTTGACGCAGGATTCAAAGGCGAACAAGCCGGGACCGCATTGCGAAACATATTGTCATCTCTGGCAAGCGAAACGGACCCCACAACTCAGAAGTTGACCGCGCTTGGTTTGTCATTTGAAGAACTTGATCCTTCAGTTAATTCTTTTATTGATATAATAGGCAATTTGAATGAGGCAAATCTTGAAGCAGGGCAAATAATAGGAGCTTTTGGGAAAGAAGCCGGTCCGCAAATATTGTCTTTGCTCGCGGTTGGGAAGCAAGGCCTTGAGGAATACACAAAGGCCGTCACAGATACGACAGCGGCTGCCGATGCTTATGCAATACAAAATGATACGCTGCAAGGATCTCTTGATGCTACTGGAAGCGCTATCGAATCTTTGAAAATAGGATTGATTTCTGAGTTCTCTCCTGTAATTCGCGGGATAGTCGATGCCTTTAAAAATGCAATATTATTTTTGAATCAACTTCCCGGCCCTGTGAAAATATTCCTAGGGCTTCTTGCCGTCGGAGTTCCTGCGGCTTTTGGATTGGTGTCAGCGCTTACAGCTCTTAATGGCATACTTGTCGCTACTGGCGCGACTATGGGCGCTATTCTTGGTCCGATCGCTCTTGTTGTTGGCGGAATAGCTGCGCTAACAGCTGGAATAGTTGGAATTTCTGGAGCTGTAAGAAAAGCCAGGCTTGACGAGATCGAGAAAAGATTTGGAGGATTGGCCGAGAATCTTGAAATTTCAAACGAAAAACTTGAAAAGCTTGTATCTACTATTGAGACAATGGGAGCGACGAGCGATTCTAGTATAAAAAAAGCAATCACAAAGCTTAAGGAATTTCAAAAAGAAACTGGAATATCTGACGATAGACTTGACGAACTCGTAAAAACAGCTAAAAAACTCGGCGCTACATCTGATAATATTGCAGATGTGACAGCTACAGTTTTTAACTTAAATGAAGAATTCGGAGCTACAACCGACCAGATAAAAGAAATTTCAAGGGTTTTTGATCTTGGTGGAAAAATATCAGAATCAAAAATTAATCTTGATTTAGTTAATCAGCAAGTTGCGCTGCTTAGAAAAGAAACGGGACTTTCGGAAGCTGCGATATTAAAAATAGGTTTAGCGTCTGAAAAAGTATCAGATGTATATAGAGAACAATTAATTATAGTAGAGAAATCAAAACGACTTCAGAATGAACTTGTGACTACTGAAACAAAAAAAGAAATATATCTTGCTGAGCTGCAGAAAAAAAGAGCAGAAGCTCGGCAAAAAGCTATTGAAGAAGAAGAAAAAAGAGAGAAAGAACTTGAAACTAAACGACTAAAGGCTATTGCTCAATCAAAAAGTGTAATAGAGGCAAGGCTACAAGCTCAAGATAGTTATAATGAAGCGTTGAGAATAAATTCTTTACTAGCTCAAGAAGGCTTAATAACACAGACAGAACTTGTTAAGAGAGAAATTTCTGAAACTGAAAAACTTATCGAATCTCTATTTGAAATAGGATATACGGCTGAAAACGTTGAACAAACATTCATTGACGCAACTGGAAAAAGGGTGACAAGGGTTCAACAGGGCAATTTAGTTCTTAGAGACTTGATTGACAATATCTTACCGGAATTAAAAGGTAAGCTTGAGGAAGTAGAAAAAGTAGAGACAGAGTCCGGCGAGTCTCGTAATAAATTTGTAGACGAATACAATAAGAAATTGCTTGATCTTGTTGGAACTGAAGAAGAAAAAAGAGCGGCTGCAAAAGCATCGGCGCTTGAGGACATAAAAAACGCCAACTTGTCAGAAGAGGCAACAAGACAAGCTGTTGACGCATTGGACGCCTACTATAACAAGTTGGAGGAAATAAGCGAGAAGCAAAAAGAAAACACAGAAGACATAATTAAATTCTCAGCAGAGCAACAAAAATTATTAAATGAGCTGTCCGATATTGCGACAACTGTTTTTGATGTTTTCAATTCTGTTTTTTCAGGAATAGACAATTTGGCTCAAGCGTCGGCGAAAAAACGAATCGAAGAAATAGAATCCGTTCTTCAAACTCAAATAAGTGCGTACGACCAAGAGCTGCAAAAAGCGCTTGAGGTTGCTGGAGTAGCAGAGGAAACGAGAGAAGAAAAACTAAAAAGAGAACTTGAGGCGGCTAAACTTGCAGGAGATGAACAAAAAGCGCTTGAGATTGAAAACACACTGACGCGCTTGCAAATTGAAAACGATTTTGAAAAAAAGAAGCTTGATGCAAGAGAGGCAGCCGCTAGAAAAACCGCAAAAATAGAATATGATGCCGCAATCGCTTCTTACAATATTAAGCTCGCATTGGCGATTGCAGATGCGGCGAGGGCTATAATCGCCGGATATGCTCAGCTTGGCCCAATCGGGGGCACGGTTGCCGCGCTTGCAACAGGTACGGCAACAGGTCTTGAGATTGCAGCGCTTACAGCAGCGAAGCCTGAACCACCTAATTTCGGTGGCGGTGGTCTAATCATGCCAATACAAGGATATCAGACCGGAGGGGTTGTGATACCCGGCGGAACTGGTGGAAAAGTGATCAGGGCTGCTGAAAACGGTGCTCCAGAATTGCTATTAAACGGGGGCGGAGAAGGCGCGGCGCTGCTTGACCAATTTGCAAGCAGGATAGCAAGAGCAATCGGCGGCGGAGCTGGTGGACAAAACAAGCAAATTGTGATACTATTAGATATGGATGGAAAAAGAGTAGCTGAGTCAACAGCGACCTATTTTAACAATGGTGTCGTGAGGATTAAGTTGTGAAAATAATATATGATAATGTTTTGCTCGGTTATGATTCAATAACGTCTGATAATGAAAGCATAAATTATCCAGCAGTTAATATTGTGGATGAAATACTTGAAAAAAGATATCAATTCACTTATGGATCTTCAGACCAGATAACTATCGAGCTTAAAGAAAGCGAATATATAAACTCAATATTTTTCGCGTTTACGAATGCGACACAGCTTGATTTTAAATTGTACGATGTTTATGACACGTTGCTGGCTTCGCATTCTTTCACGAGTATCACGGCAAATTGTGACGCTTATCATTTTACATCAAGATATTTTGTCAAAAAAATAATAATAGACGTTACTGCCGTTTCTGGTGGATATCTTGGAGGTGTTGCAGCGGGTGAGTATTATGATTTAGGCTCGCCGACAAGCCCGTGGGAAGAGGGATTTGTTGACAACAGTGTTGTCGAATCTTCTCCCTATGGCCAGTCCTCACAAAGCTATGTTGAGCCTATACCTGAAAACACTTGGTTATTTCGGGAATATACCCGAGAAAAAATAAATGAATTGAAGGCGATTTATCAATCGCTTGGTGTCGGTTTTAAAATCTGGGTTGATCCATTTGAGGATAGCATTGATTTTATAGATCCGTTTTATGCCAGGATTACAGCACCGATAAGGCCACAGAAAAACGGGCGACGCTATGATTTTGAATTCAGCGTGTCCGAAGCAAGATAAAGGAGATCATTAAATGCCTATAAACAAATTAACATCGCCACAATCGACTCCGACTTCATTAGCCGATTGGGTGGCAATGAAAAATTTAATCGAATCCGTATATTTAGGAACTGAGCTTCCGGTTAGAATTGACTATGATAATGACTTAGTATTAAAAGGCTCTGTTTTTCAAATTGGCGGCTCTATATATCTTGCTGATGCCGACACTGCGATAACAGGAACGCCAAGCGACTATGTAAAATTAACACCGTCGGGGAGCATTGCGGCGCCTTCTTATGTTGCTAATTTGACAGGTATAACATGGAATGATACATATAATGGTTATTATGACGGGTCTGGTAATTTGGTTGTTTTTGATGAGATGAAAGCGCGACTAGACGCGGTAGTTTCTACCGTAAATAGTAGTCCTGGAAACTATGCAAATAATATAATCTCCGGGCTTGATGGCTTTGTTCGAGAAATGAAAGTTTCTGCGATAGGTACAAGACAAAGTTCGTTAACACCAGGAGGGTGGTATCAAGTTAATATAGGTAATACAAATTATAATTTAATTCCTGGGGCATCTTTGGCCTCAAATATTTTAACATTGCCAGCTGGTAGGTTTTTAATTAAGGGATTTTGCAATCTTCTTATACTAAATTATGGTTGTTGTCGATTATATAATATTAGCGATGCAGCCCCCATCGATTATGGATCTGTTTGCGGAACGGAAGACGCGGCACTTAATATAGGGAAAAGTAATATATCTTCGTATTTAACTTTGGCCTCTCCAAAAAACATAAGACTTGAATATTATTATCAGACCGGTACTGGTTACATAGGCAACAATCTGGTAGCTGTTGGATCGGCAGAAAACGTCGCCTTGCATATACAACAAATAAACAGGGATTAAATGACAATAGCAGAACTAACAAGATTTATACAAATAGAATCAATCTCACCTTATTATCCTTTTATATATCAGGTTAGACCAACTTATTATCAGCTCGCTTCTTTTTGGACAGATACTTTTGGAGTTCAAAACGAATCAAGTTATATTGTAAGCGTTATCGAGAATGTAACTTTTCTGTTTAATCAAAAATTAACCAAGACAATATCTATAAACGATTGTATAGCAGGCGAACGTTCATTTTATTTTGATCAATCAAATCAGGTATTATATATTCATGTTGATCATGATTATTCAAACTACCTCGAAGACGATGTTTATAAATATGGTCAAATTTTGGGATTCAATGATAAAAAAATGATCTACGTTCAAGATGTAGAATATTTACCATATTTAAAATCAGTTCCTTCTTTGGCCCAACAACAAGATCTTGCAGATTATGACAAGCTATCTTTAATTGTCGGGTCTATGGTTCTTGATAACACAAACCAGTATTTTGATATTTTTATTAACGAGAATATTTATGGAAATGATATAAATATTTATTTTCTTGATGATGATATCGAAGGCCCGCAGAGATCAGACCTCCAACAGCTTCAATCTTTGTTTGTAGAAAATTATAGTTTTTCGTTAACTGAATTTAATGTAAAGATTCAAGATAAAAGAGTCAGCTATAATAAAAAAATACCATCTACTGTTTTTTTAGAATCTGATTATCCATATATTGACGAGAACCTAATAGGAAAACCGATCCCGCTTATTTATGGCTCACCGAGATATTCTACGGCATACCCTGTTGACGGCGAGTCCGTTGGGAATGTCACATATCGACAAGCTCAGGTCTTGACCTCGCTTGGCACCGTGCAAGTAAAAAATGGCGATTCTTGGCTGACTGTTACACCAGCTTCTGTCGACATTTCAACCGGCAGTTTTGTTCTAAATTATGCAGACTGTAGAGATGGAGGGACGACAGTTGGCGAGGTTTTAGAGTGTCGAGTGTGGCTCTCAGAAGGAATTACAAATACATACGCTTCAGATGTCATCAAAGATCTAAACGATCGAGAGCTTGGACTCCCTTACAATAACAGTAATTATAATACGGAAGAATGGGAAATAGAAGAAAAGTTTCTATCTGAAATAGCGGTTGTATTTGAAAATCAAATCGAATTGTATGAGGCAATCAGACAGATTCAAAGTGGTTGTAATATAGGTTTTAGATATGAAATAAATTCTACAGGGCTTATAACGATAAGAGTTAACAACTTATTACGAGATCCTATTGGTCATATCTATAACGTAGACATACAAAACAGGACAAGCCTTGATGTCGAGTCAGAAAACGATCTTCTCGCAGCAAAAATAAACGTAGATTATAATAAGGACTTCAATTCTGGTAAGTCTATTACTTATCCATACACAGATGGTTCCCGCGCGGTTCTTGAGGCGTACAACCAAGAGCCAACGCTCTCTGTTTTTACGTTTCTAACAACGCAATCAGGAGCACTATCCCGGGCGGCTTGGGAGTATTCAAGATTTTCAGAAATACCAAGGGTTGTAAGCCTGTCATTGATCGGCGATCAATATCTTGATTTAAGAATTTATGATATTTTGTCTTGTGAAATAACACCCGATTTTGTTGATATTGATACATTAATTTATTCGGGGCGTGAATATTTTGGCGTCTGGGTCGTTCAAGTGGTCGCTGTAGACCCTCAGCCAGGGTCAAAAATAAATAATATAAAAGCGTTGCTTGTCAAACCTTATATCGTTGAAATATTATTTAAGCCCGACCAGTCGCTTGATGAAATGTTTTTTCAACCAAACCAGGCACTTGATGAAGTATTATTCACAAACAACAAATAAAGGAGTTTTTTATGAGCATATTAGATAGATTAGGAAGATGGGATATCGTGTCATATTCAAGTTATTTGACATACACACCGAAGAGCGGAGAAATAATATATTTTAACTCTGTAATAACCGGCCAAGTCGGACTGGCTGCTGTTATGGGAGACGGCACAACCGCAGTATCAGGGTTGCCATTTATGGACGAATTAGTAATTAACTCATCCTCTAATGTTGACTTGGAAGACTTAAGAACAACAGGGAATAAAGCAAGAATATACAATTCGGGCTCTTCTACTATTGAAATAGAAATAGGTATATCAGGATCATCAAGGATATTTTATTTACTGCCAAATAAAGATGCATCTTTTTTTTATAACGGTGCAAAATGGATACATGAAAAAGAGAATGTTATTACTATGACTGATGCTGATTTAGTGATAGTAGATGTTACAGGTCCAACAAGAGTAATAATGCCTTCTTCTGGTATTACAGCTAATAGAACTGTTACTTTACCAACGTTGGCTGATAATCAAAATCAAGTTATTAGATTTGATAATTTAAATACTTCTTATGCTTTGTTTATCGATGGAGAAGGTGCTGAAACAATAGAGGGCTTTGATACAATAAATTTATCAACTGAATATACAATTCTTGAAGGAAATTCAAGTGAATGGAAAAGAATCGGATATGAACCAAATAGACCTGTTTACCACTATAGAGATGAAAAAGCAGCCGGAACAGATGGCGGAGGCTCTACAGCTACAACATGGACAAAAAGAACGTGTGATGATTTAGTGTTAAATCAAATTATAGGAGCTTCACAGGCTTCAAGTGTTCATACGTTACCCCCAGGAACTTATGAGATTCTTTGTACATCGCCATTTTACAGGGTTGGTCAATTGAAATTAAAACTAAGAAATACAACAGATGGAAGTGATACAGCTATAAGCACTAATGATTATTGTAATACAACAAACGGAGCAGCAACAATAACAATTGAAGATAGATTTACCATTACAGCATCAAAGAATTTTGAAGTTCAATATCATGTTGCGTCAGCCGTTGCATCTAATGGATTGGGCGTTACAGGTATTGGATCTGTCATAGATATATACACAGATTTAATTTTTACAAAATTAATTTAATTGAGTTTAAAGATAAAATTTTTTATGTATTGAGAGGATTAGAAAGTGAGTATTGCTACAGAGTTGCAAAAAAATTGATTTAATGAAAATCAAATAAAACTAAGAGGTGTTCTTCATGGCAGGCATTACAGCGGAGGATAAAAAATTTATCCACGATCTACTAGGTCCTATAAAAGATAAAATAGAGCTTATAGCTGAAAATCAAAAGTCTTTATTTCACAAACAAGAAAGTTTAGATTCAACCCTGAGAGATTTTATGGAAATTCAAAATTCTTACATACTTGATTTTGAATTGTTAAAAATATCTATAAATGGAAATGGATCAAAAGGGATAAAAGATATTTTAAAAGATCATATATCATATCACGAGCGCAAGGAAAAAGAAGAAAAACAGGCAGTTGAGAAAAAACAACTAGTAGTTAATACAAACAAAAATAAAAACAGAGCGCTTATAGTCACGATGCTAATAGCTATTATTAGCGCTGCGGCTTCAATAATTACATCGTTAATATCTATAGGAGGTTAATATGAAACTAACAAGTCGAAAAGTAATCGCGTATATTGCTAACACTGTAATATTTTCAGCATACGTCGTTGTTTGTATGGTAAAATTCCCGCAACTACTTGAAAATATTTTTACCTCATTTGCTTATTTTCAACTCGTTAATACTGGTATTTTTTTAGGCTCTAATTCTGTTGACAAAATTGCATGGATTAAGAGCAATATAAAAAAAGAGGGAAAGGATGAATGATAAAAAAACTATTATTATTTTTGTTATTCTTGCCTGTTTTTTGTTTGGCTCAGGAGTCGCAACCGGATATATTATCTTTGCACCCAGAGGAGTTGACGTTGATACTTCAAGAATTGACGATATCGCAAACGACATTGAAGGCATTGCAGAAAGAGAGCTTGAATATCAAGAGTCTTTTGACGATATCGCAAACGAGGCAGAAAGAACAGCAAGCGGAATTACAGAAAGCCTCGGAAGAGTTGAAAGAAGCATTGACTTATCAGTTGCTAATAATAGAAATAGCGAACAAGCATTCAATTCAGCCGGAAGAGTTGAAAAAATGGCTACAGAAACGATTGAAAGACTTGAGCGAGTTAAGAGAATATTGCGAGAGGCTGGAGAGAGAAAACAAAGACCTTGAATTTCAGCGTAATATTTTTATTTGTGTTAGTGCGGCTGGCGTTGGGTTATTTATTTATAATTTATTTGTAAAATAAAAAAGCGGCAATTAAGCCGCTTTAATTTTTTAAAATGGGCAGTCATCGCCCGGAGGTATCGCTGGAGCCGTTGTTTTTTGTTCTTGTTGGTTGTTTTCTTCTGCGTTTTTAGATCGCATTACAACTGGAAACATTCCGTTTCTAATCTTGAAAATTATCTTGCTCCTATTGGCGCCCTCTTGATTTTTCCAGGTTTCTTGCTTCGCCTCGCAAGGGCATAAAAGCTGGACGCCTGTTCTGATTTGCTGAAGCCAATATTGGGGCTTTTTTGTCCAAAACTCTATATCAAACCAAGACGTAACATTTATATAACTACCTGATGTGTCTTTCTTGCTTTCGTCATTGTTCGCGATAGAAAATTTAATACAAGAAAATTCGCTTCCTTGTGGTGCAACTACTTTCGGCTCTTGGCCGACGTTGCCCGTAATTGTCGCATCTCTCATTTTAGGTCCTCCATGTTCACCGTATTTTCGATATATTCATGACTCACCGGCGTATGAGACACGATTATCACTTTGCTTTCAGACCAATATGATTTTTGAATTTCATAAAACGCCTGTATTCGTTCGGGATCAATTGGCCCGTCGGATTCATCAAGTATTATTGGTTGATAGGTCCGTTTGCATCTTTGGTTTCTTTGCTTCACAAGAGCTTTCGTGTAGGCGTCTGCAAAAAACGCCTTTTCGCCAGGACTGTGTTGCACGAATGACTTTGAGATTCCAGTTTCGTTATTATGCACTAAAATATCAAATTTATCAACAGTTGCTTTCTTGCCTTCGATTTGGGTTCTTGTATCAAATGAGAATTGACCGTCAAGAAGTGGATAAATAATTCTTGTAGCCTCATCATCTATAAGATCAACGACAAGCTCAAGCTCAAGCGCTGGAATTTTTGAAGGGCTCAGCATAGTGTCAATATATTTCCAGTCTTCAAGATCGGATTTATTTTTCTCTGTTTTTTCTCTGGTCGCCTTGATCTTGTCTTGAACTGTTTTTCCGTCTTCGATTTGCTTATTTATTCCATCAATTTCGGCATAGATAGCGGATCGGCTTGATTTTAGGTTTGTTATTTCCTGGATAATTTCATCAAGATATTTTTTTGCCTCAATATATTTAGGCTCAGCTTCAGAATCTATTGAGTATTTTTTCTCATTTAGTTCTTTGAGCTGAGACTCAATAATTGATATTTCTTTTTTTAGATCGGAGATTAAATTTGATGACTCTTCAGCTTGAGATATCTTGCTAAGCATTGTTGTTCGTTCGTGATCCGGTAGTGTTTTTTTGAGTTGCCCTACTGGCTTATATGTTGGATGATCAATAGAATTTGGAGCAACAGGGGAAGGCATTACAAGATTTTTAAGCATGAACTCTAACTCTTTTTTGAAATTAAGCGCCGTTTGCCTTTTGTTTTCAATTTCAGTTAAGGTTTTTTTGTCCTCTATATGACCACAGTTTGAACATGGCCTGTTTAGTTGTTCTATCTTTAAGTTATGAATAGATATTTCATTTTCTAGCTTATTTAAATCATTCTTTATTCTGGAGACTTCATCGTTGTATTTCGATAATGCTTTGTGGTTTAGCATTTCAACGCTGTTTTTCTCTTCACGAACAGCCATGTTATATTCGTTTTCAAGCTGTTTGTTCTGGTTGATGATTTCATTAACGAGATTATTTGACCTTATAGCCTCGTCGTCTTTTTTGATAATGTCGCGTAATTCTTTAGGATCTTCTAAGCCTGTAAGCTTTTCGAGTTGGTTCTCTTTTGATTTTTTTTCGAGCTGCAAGCCAAAAAATTTATTAGAATCTTGCTCTTGCTGTTTTTCCTGCTCTTGAGATATTGTATACAGCTTAAAAGACTGGTCTGTTAATTCTTGAGCTGTTTTTTTTGACAGCTCTTTATTTGAAATGTCTTCATTTATAATTTTCTCTTGATCAATTAAGTCGTTGGTTTTTGAGGTTAGCGTGGCAATGTCAATTGCAAACTCATTAACTCCCTCAAGCCATGATTCATCTTTTTTGATTTCCTTATCGAGCTGACTTACCTTATCGAGTGCGGAACGTTTTTCTTGCTCTCTGTTTATTCCTGCGATAGACTGAACAAGGTTTCTAATCTCCGTCATTGTCGCATCGACAAGCCCTGATTGCGTCCTCCCTTGCTGTGGTTGCACATAAAATGTAGTAAGTAAGTAATCGTTAAAAGAACCATAAATCTCCTCACATCGAGCCAGCATTTCGTCAAAGGAGCCTTTTACAAGCGCTGGCTTTTTATTGATGTTAAAAAAACATTCTGTTTTCGAAGACGGCTTATCAGGATTTTTAATTGTGATAAAATGTTCGTGGACCTCTTCATTGTGCAAGACTGTTTTCTTTATGTAACAATCATCTCCAGAAAAAAAGTCTTTTATTGCGCTTTGGCGGCCAGACAGTGTGTCTTTCCCTATGACTATTGGATATTGAGAGCAGAAAGCAAGTAAGCTTGATTTTCCTGATCCGTTGCCGCCGTTTATCCTGGTTAATCCATTATTTAGATCATCAATGTTGAAAATCACCGTATCACCACCAAATAAGATACATCCTGAAATTTCAACCTCAGAAACGACCGTCTCGGTTTTTAACATCGTGTTTGAATGGTCCTGAACCTCTATTGATTTTACTTTTTCAAGTATGTTTTTAGAGACTTTAGGATCGTTAAGTTTGAACAAGTCACGAAGACTCTTGACGTTTTCGGCTTCTGCTTTCGTGACTCTCTTTGATTTGATCTTTTCGATGTTATACGTGGTACGGCTAAGAGGGTGTACATTCTTTGGAAGTGTTGCGTTTCTGTCGTCCGTAAAAAGCCAATATGCTATATTTGGATCGTATTTTTTCAAGGGCTTTAGAATTTTTCGACGCTCTGGTGTGCCGTATGGGATGCGAGATAATTTAATATCGAATTTCTGTGTGATTTCATCTTTTGGAATGCCATAGTCTTTATCTGCGCTTAAGATTTCAATCATATTCATCGCTGGTACAAATCCAAGGCAATTCCAAGGCCGATCATCAAAGCCAGTAAATCCGGCATATCCGGCGATTATTCGTTCTGATTCCCACGGCGTGTGTATATGGCCAAGGCTCCAACGATCAATGCCAACGTGTTCAAGTTTTTCAGTGTGAATAACAATATCAGATGATTTCTTTATAATATCAGTCTCGTTTGATTTTTCACAATCTGATACATTACCATGAAAACCGCATACGGCAGGGACATCTTGATATCTAAGACGCATGGGCGCTATGAAGTCATCTACATATTTGTAGAACAATTCAGTTGCTTTGTGATTTGCTTTCTTGGCTGATAATTTGTAAATAGATTGAATCTTCTTCTTGTTGATCTCTGGAATCCCGAAGATTACACATTTTAAACCTATAATGTCTTGATCTCCAGTTTTCATCTCTTTGATCACAGAATCAAAAAGACCGTAGGTTTTGTTTGGTCTTAAAATAACGATCCCGGAATCTTCGAATATATCCAAAGACCCTGGTGCCTCGTGAGATGGTGTCCCGTAAATCATACAGGCGGGTACAACATCTGTTAATTTTTTGCAGAGTCTTCTAAGATCGTTTATTCCGCCCTGTTCTGTTGCATAAATTGGCCGGTTGTGGAAGTCTCCGGGAAAAATAACATAATCGATCTTTTCAGATTTTACGGTCTCTATTATTTTGTCAAAGACAAGTTCTGTTTTATCTATCCACCTGACATCCGAGTGCAAGTCTGGTATTTCTAAGAATTTCATATTATACTCCTTTGTTTATATAATACTACCTTTTTAAATATATTTCAATAACTTTTTTCTAAGGTTTCAAATGCCTTTAGTAAGACAGTAAAATCATTATCGTTTAAAAAGTCATATTTTTTTACAACTTCAAGCAGGTTGTAAAAATATGAATCTTTTAGGTCTTCGAGTTTTTTTGCCTCGGATTCGATTGATGTATTTTCTCTTGCTTCGAATGCAGTAACAACTCGGGAAATTGCTGGATCAACAAGCACATTTTTTTTATTTATAAAATTACATATTCTCCGGTTGTTTTCATTTAGCTTATCGATTCTCTCTTGTAATTCAATTTTGAAGTTTGTTTTCATGTCTTATCCTTAATACAAATTATGAGTAAATCTTGTTTCTTGAGGTAGCACATCTTCAACAGATTTTAAGAACGTTATTGCTTTGGGCCAAAATGTGGCGTGTTGTTCTGCTTTTGGGTTGCTCGACAACCAGTCTTGTAAGTCCTTTGTTGTTTTTAGCAAGTCTTTCGGTATTAGGTCGTTTGATCTATAATACTCAAGCGAAAAAATCATTCTTTCTGTTGCTGTTTTTTCTGGAGGTGGAGGCGTATCCTCTTCTGCTGCCGTTATCGTAGGTTCTGGTAAAGCTTCCGGCGTTGCATCAAATAACAAATCAGACTCCGCGCTGCCTGGTTGTTGACCGTGGCTTATTGCCGTTAACCGCGCGGCAGTTTCCATTTTCATAACTTTTCTTGACCTTCTTATTTTTGCAAAGATTAAATAACCAGTTTTTAATTCAGATTCGTGAAATCCTGTTACTAGGCTTGCAAGCTCTCTGATCGCTTTAAGGTTTGCCTTTGTCTCCGCCTTAGCGTGTGCAAATTTCATTTCAGAATCAAAATGATGCTGTCTTTTTAATGTTGTATTATATTTTACGGGATATTTATACTTCCCCTTGGTGTAATAATCGCCATAGACAGATTTTCCGAAATATTCGTAAGACCCGGTTGTTATATTTTGATATCCATCAGAATCCAACTCTTCTTTTGACCAATCTAATTTACAACGCTCCCATACATTATATTCAGACGTGCAAGGGCTTGATCTCAATAATGTCCCGTCTTCTTGTATTTTCGTGGAATATTTTACAACTTTTCTTCCTACAATCATTTTTCGAAAAGTTGGTTCTTCAACGAGAGACTTCATTAGCATAGGATTGATATCTATCATCTCGATTAACGGCTCACTTATTGACTTGTCACCGCCGGAAATGCCGCATTTGTCGGCTATCTCATACATCATTTCAGGGCTTGGCATATAATTATTATTGCCAACAGGAGAAAATGATTTTTTCAGGTTTGCAGGATCGTATTTTACTTTCGAAATCGTGCTTTCGAATTCGTCTGGGAGCTCGTTGATTGCTTCCCAATTAACATAGACTGATTTATCCCCTGGTTTTGATTCCATGGCGATTCTTATAGCGTCTTGATCTCCATATATATTTTTTGACATATAAACTCCTTAAAAAATAAGGACCCGAAGGTCCTTTTGTATTATTTTTTTTCCCATTTTGGGTTTGCCCAGGCGTCAAGCTCTGCGTGGGCTTTTTTCAAATTTTCCATTGCAGTTTCTACCGTTTCGGCCTCTGCGGTAATATCTGGTTGAAACTCGCCCTTTGCCGAAATTTTAAAATTGATTCTAACCCGTGTTTGTTCTCTTCGTTCTTCGTTCATAATTACTCCTTTAAAATGATATGCTTAAATATATACAATCTCTTACAGTTTGTCAACTGATTTAATTAAAAAAAGACATTTTTCAACATCTTTTTCTTTTATTGTGCCTTCTTTGTCTATGATATTTGACTTAATAGCCAATTTGTAAATTTGATCATATACATTTGGATCAAATGGGTCTTGCTTGTCCTGCATAAATTTCTCAAATATTTTACGGGATAACATTTTTGTTGTTTTATTTTGTCTCATGCCAATCCAATTAAAATGAATCCATTTTCGTATTATATCGTCGTCAAGTTTTATTTTTTCTTTTCTTGTTACTTGTTGTCTTTCTCCGGCTTCTGGATTGTTCAATACTTCAATGCCGAGTGGCGCCATTATAGCAATAAGAAAAGATAGAAAAGTCTGAAAAATAAACTGAAGAATATTTTCAGGAATGGAATTTAAGACAAGCCCGTTGTAATACATATAAATATTACCACTGCTTATTGTTTTTTCTCCATGCGTAGACATTTTGGATGTGATATTATTTAGTTCCTGCTCTTTAGATTCTCGCTCTTTTTTCAATTCTTTTTTTTGGTTTTCAGCGTCGATCAATGGTGTTCTATAATTCCACCGATCTTTCAATGATTCAACAGAGCTATTTATGTAATTATCAATCCGTTCAAGCTCTTGATCAATTTTGCTTATTTGCTTTTTTAAAGACTCAACACGGTCGACCGAATACAAACTTTGTACTTCGTTTGTTATATCTTTATTTTTCACCTCATTAAAAGAGAAATTTTGACCGGCAGATGTGGCAAGTATTGAATATACAATTAGCCCTACAATCAAGGGCTTCATAAGTTTTTTATTTTTTCGAAAAACAGCAAGCGCGAGCGCAATTGTTAAAGCTGAGCCTATTATTGCAGCCCACCAGATGTTTATTCCGTCTCCGAGGAACCGGTCAATATAATACTTAACTTCAAGAGCTGATCCAAGACAAATTAAAATCCAGGCAAATATTATGCTTAATATTTTTTTCAATTGTTCACCTTCTTCTTGTTGTTTTTTCTTGCAATTACAGCAGCTCGATAAACCTTATGATATATAAAAAATTTGTTTTTCCAAGACTTTCCAACTCGCGTGTCCATAGCCCTTGAAAATACTTCAAATTCAACCATGTTTTTTGCTTTTTGTTTGACATAAAATTTATATCCAGCATATAGGTTGAACAAAATGCATAATATTAAAAATACAACCCCTAAGATCATTCTATAATTCCCCTTTCGACTTTGTCTTCATACCAAATTTCGGAAATTCCGCCGTGATTTAAAACAAAATTATGCCAATCGATTTGACCTTGCACAAGCTTATCTCCAGGTCCTTTTATTTCTATATTAGTAAATATGGATATTTTTTTGCCTATCATGTCTGGAGTTACAACAACAGGAGTAAAGCCTATACGGTCGCCACCTTTCAAAGTGTCTTTTTGTTTTCCAGCAGGAGGCGGAGGCATTCCAAAGCGGATAAAGCCTTTTTTGGTTTTCGCCACTCCGCGATTATTCCGGTAAGTGAAGGGATATTTAAACCAGGCTGCGTCATCGATTTCTTTTGTTGTCATGGTTGTTCCTTTAAAAAACCTATTCTGCTATAAAATACAGAGAGTCAGGGATTCGAACCCTGGGAGCCTTGCGACTCGACAGTTTTCAAGACTGCTACCTTAAACCACTCGGCCAACTCTCTATACATCACAATTTTATTATTCTTTTCGCAAGTTTTTACCCTTCATGCCTTTTCGTGCTATTATTTTATCAAGCTCCGACTCTTCGACCTGAAAAAACCCATACTCGTCTTTTCTGCCGAGGTTCATAGCGTGGAGGGCCTGGATGATTCTTGCTTTGCTTAATCCAGCTCTTTTTGCTGCTGTAATTACCTTCATTGCAATCTCCTTATTGTCTTTATTGTACACGATCTTTTATTTTTTGTCAACTACATTTTTTAGATCATGAGTCCAAATTTTCCAAGCTTGGCCGTGAGTGGCTCCGCTATCTCTTGCTATTTTAATTGCTTGTTTTAGATTTCTCGCTTTTCTGGCTATTTTCAAAACAAGATCACCTCGAACACGTCCTTTGACGTTCACAAGTGTCCCTTCTTTCTCCTGAGGTATAACAGGGGGCAGTGGCTCAAATCTCCATAAAAAATTACAGAATGGGCATATTTTCTCTGTCTTTTTGACGACCTGCTGACATTGCGGACATCTTTTATATTTTGATTCTTCTTTTGGTCTTTTGTTAGACTCAAGACTCCATTCTCTGTCATCGTCTGGCAAATCATGAATAAGCCAATTATTTACATGGTCAATTATTACAGCGCGCTTTCCTGGAGCTGCTCTCAATACTCGCCCCGCGTGTTGTAAAAACACAATCAAGCTTGCTGTAGGTCTAAGACCGATAAGCGCTACAGCGCCTTTTATATCCACGCCTTCTCCTAACAGTTCGCACTGACATAAAACCTCAACAGATCCATCTCGAAGCCCAGCGATGCTTGATTTAATATATTCTTTTGACATTTTTGAATGAACGGCTCTTGCGATATATCCAGCATCGCGAAATTGCTCTGCTACGTGTTCGGCATGAGCAATATTAACACAACAAGCAATTCCTGGTTTGTGATTTGCGTGTTTCTTGTAATTAAGCACCGCCGATCCTGTTATGATTTTTTTGTCCACTCGCTCAATTGTTGGGCCGGTTTTAAACTCTCCGTGAGACCTGGCGACACCGGACATGTCAACATCATCTGGTGCAAAATAGTCATAATCAGCGAGATAGCCGTCAACTATAAGTTCTTTCATGGGTGGGCCAATTATTAATTTTTGAAAAATATCGCCAAGGCCCTTACCATCTGTTCTGGCTGGTGTTGCAGTTACTCCAAGTATTTTAGAGTCAGGCCATTTTTTTAGAACGTTCAAATATTGATTTGCTTTAATATGATGACATTCATCAATTATTATAATTTCAGGATCTTCTACTTTACCAAGCCTTCGCGCGAGTGTTTGGATAGAACAAACCTGGACCCTATATTTTATATATGGATATCCTGATTTTATTATCCCGTGTTTTATTCCTTGCTCTGTTATTTCCTCGGACAATTGATCAATCAAGTTGTCTCGATGAGCCAGAATATAAATAACTTTTTTTGAATTATAGTGTATATCTGTTATGGCCCTAATTATCCTTGATTTTCCTCCACCGGTGGAAAGCTGAAATAAAACTCTATTTATTCCAGAATTCCATGAAGATTCTATTTCTGTGATTGCTTTTTGTTGGTGGGGCCATAGGGATAATTTCATTTAAATCCTCTAATTCTCTCGTTCCAGTCAATGCATCTTTCAATCCTATTGAAAATTGCATCCAATATCTGATATTTTGTCATTTCGTCAGCGTTTAGGCCTAATTCATGAGCGCAAAATGCCAGCCAGTCCAGAAATTCCGCTTCTGTTTGTTCAAGAATCGTAATACATTCATCTTTTTGTTTAATCTGCTCACTTATTCCTGACAAATAATAATCAATTGGCCTCTCAAAATTAGGCGCTCTGTTTTCATAAAACATCTCTTTGGGGGCAAAAAATGCAAGATAAATAATAAGTATAAATATTAATATTGGAATAAATGCTATTGTTATTTTGTCTGATATTTTCATTTCAGCATATCCTCCGGCACATCTTTGATTTTCTCACCATCAAAAAACATTTTTTTGTAACCCAAGACGCTTGCGAGCGCATCTTCTTGAAACGACCCATTAGACCTAAACCAGCCAGGCAAAAAAACGACAGACGTATTAGGATGTAATGTCATGTGCAAAAAAGACACCCTCATATAATCTTCATATTTAGGACTGAAATTCCCCTCAACAGACAATGCGATATTATTTGAGAATGCCGGGTTGATTGGTTCATATTTTGTATTTTTTCTTATCCAATCCTCACAGTCTTTGAAATTCTCTTTGTAGTTTTCAACGCCTGTTATTGGGCCTGATATGTATAGATATTTTTTCTCATCCATTATTTTCCTTCCTTTAATAATTTTGTATTGCTAATTTCAAACACGACACCTTTTGAGGTGTGGAGCCGCCACACCTTACCATCAAAGCTTGGCACAAATCCTCTATGCCACAGGTCTATACAGGATTGAAATGGGTTTTCTCCGGGTTTGTGTTCAATATATTTCCATTTCTCAAGGCTAAAAAATGATGAAATATAAGCCCTAACAGAAGACCAAACAGAATCCCCAACAGAAGCCCTAACAGAATCCCAAACAGAATCCCCAACAGAAGCCCGGACAGAAGACCAAACAGAAACCCTAACAGAAGCCCTAACAGAATCCCAAACAGAAGCCCTAACAGAAGACCAAACAGAATCCCCAACAGAAGCCCAGACAGAAGACCAAACAGAAACCCTAACAGAAGCCCTAACAGAATCCCAAACAGAATTTTTAACAGAAGACCACTTTTTCAAGTTCTCTATGTCTTTTTTTGTTACTCGCTTCCCTTTTATCTCAAATGGATTGACTGTAGGTTTAATGATCAAGGGCTCTACAATTTCTTTGAAATCAAGTTTTAAAAACCACTCTTTGGCTTGCTCCCTCCTGTCTTTTGTATTGACCTGGTCAACAACAAATTTCTTGGTTAATGGGTTGCCTTCGTACTTATTTACAGAATCGCACTTAAGATCATAATAAGCGCATATCTGAGAATGACTATCAGCTTCAATTACTGATTGGCCTCTCTTGTCAAAAAGTTTTCCCTTGAGTATTTCTTGACGTTGCTGCCAATTGAAATAATATTTCTTACCCCTGTTATTTTCTACAAAACTAAAAAAATCACACATACTTATTTATCCTTCCTTATAATAACTCTTTTGTCGACTCCGATAAAATTGCCTTTGTAATCCTCCATACAACACTTGCTTGATATATACAAACAGACGTTAAATTTTTTGTCACAAAATGGACATTCTTTTGATTCGCATTTTATGATATGATTTCCTGTCGGTAAAAAATCAGAATCAAACCGAGGGAAAAACGGATCTTTTATACTTGGTGGTGTTGATACGAATTTTAGTTTTCGATCTCTTTGGTTTCCTGCAGGTATTATATCTTTCATACTTACTCCTTCTTTTCAAATTCTACATAAAAATTATCAACGTTGTTTTTGATATCTTCCCTTGTTAACTCAAGATTTTTACCATAAGCGCTATCGTTGTAAATTAAAACCTCTTTGCTTGAATCATATTTTAATACAGCTATATAATGCGCTGGCGTCATTAGCTGGATAACAACCGAATTTCCAACAACAATTTTTGATCCAATTTTATTAAACATGTCATCAATAGGCAACCAACAAAATGAAGATTCAATATTAAACAGCTTTTTCGATACAAACGGCATATACTGAGGAACCCTGGATGGAACTATTCCTTCTCTCAACATCAACTGCTCAGATATATTCCTTAGCTTCATTAGTTCCGGCCAATTTCCTTTGTCATTTAGCATATCCCAGGCGAGTTGTTCTGGTTGAAAAACAACATCATTTATTTTAAATATTGGTTCCTTTTCCATCAGTGCGACACAAGCATTTGTAAGCGCCGAAGTCATACACGATTCAAGATATCCAGACTTGCCGGTTATTTGATTGTATGTATCTATTGGGTTATTCCTTTGTGAATAATAACTACGATCTGCATATTTTACTTTATATAACATATAATCTCCTTTCTTTAAATATATATCCCTATTTATATTTTGTCAATATATTTTTATTCAAAATTTAAAATGTCTTGAACGCGCGCCTCGACAAAACGCTTAGGAATTCCAGCAAATGAATTTGGCCCTTTCTTGTTGTCTGAAAACTTCGGCAATCTAGTAAGTATTTCATCATAAATCAATGACCAGGGCGTATCTCTTAATATCTTTTTTAAGCCTGAATGATCACAAGCGAATCTTAAAAATACCTCACCATTTTTTACAACAAGTTTTAAGCCGATTTGTTCTAATTCGTTTTTTACAACAACTGGGTCGCGGCCCGGGAATTTATATGGAATATTGATTCCTAACTTCTCACTGCTCCAATACATAACAGCTATCGAAATTGAAACCCTTGATCTATTAACACCGTCGCTAACATCAATTTTAGCGCCCATTATTTCATCAAGACATCTTTCTTCGTCGCTTTTTCCAGCCGATGAAGATGTCAAATATGGTATATTTTTTGATTCCAGAAATTCTCGCGCTTCATGAGCTATTGGGGCCTTGTTGTGTTCAAACATCCAACGACCAGCAAAGAGGGTTCCAATCTGGTCGGCTTGCCTCCTGTTGCCTATCATTTGTGCGAGCTGGCCTGTCATGACTCTTATAGCTGCTTGTAATTCGTCGAACAGGCTCATTGTCCTTGAAACAATCGCGCGGCCTAATATCTTAGTGACATTTTTCGCGTCTTCCTGTATGCTTTCAAACATTTTTTCACTTTCAGAAATACTATATTTTTCTCCAGGGCTAAATAATGACAAAATTGAGAATCTCGACTTGTCCGCGCCATGTTTTATACTTGCGCCTATAGACGCACACATCGCCATTGATTGAACACGCCATTGTTTCCCTTCTCCGTCTTGGCTTTGATGCAAGGTGGCGAATCCCTCGCCTCTTCCGCTTGCGCCTTCTCGTATTGCCTTTAGGTTTTGATCTATATATTCGGCAAATTTTTGATTGTCGCTTTCCATTTCCTCAAGGACAATGCATTTGCCGGAATTATTCAAAGCTCCTCGGATTCCAGCCGGCGTACTTGTCCCAAATCCTAAAATTCCAAACTCACTCCCAACGAGAGGAATAACAATGTTTTGAAGAATCCAAGATTTACCTGAGCCTTTAGCCCCGGTTATCCAGGTTGAAGGTCTCCATTGTAGCGCTCCACCGAATGGGGCCAACAGCAACCAGCCTATAAATAAATCAGAACAAACCGTATCGCGCCATGGAAGCCGCTCTGAAATATTTATTAGAAACTTAATATTTCGAACAGATATTTTATTTTCGAGTTCGTATGGCACGAAACTCGATCTTTCAAAAACAAGATTGCCGTAATTTTCATGAAGATCTTTTATTTTTCCTTCTATTATAAGCTTTTCGCCGGTATTTATTACGAGTTTTCCATCGTCCCACCAGGCACCAGAACCCCGAACAATGGCAGGATTAAATACAGGTTTCTTTTCTGCCTGTCTTAATATGTAATTTATAGCTGCGTCCCATGCTATGCCTCCGTTATCTTGTGAAAAAAAATCACCCCACAATTTACGGTCCTGAAGAACAAGCAATATGCTTTTATTTATTGCCGAGGCTTTTGTTTTAATAACCTTGTGACTTCCATATGGATAAAAAGTAATATTTTCGCCGGAATAACCAAGAATTTTAAAATCAAATGGATTATCTTCTATAAACTTTTTTTGCAATGTCTCGCTGTCAGATGTGTTTTCGTTTAGGTAGTCATTGATTCTTGTCTCTGACCATCCAACCTCTACCTGATCAGCCAAGGACCATCCTTTTTCACAATTTTTAGGAGGAAAAACAAGGTGTAGTTTCATTTCAAACTCTGATGCTATCTTTTTTAGTGCCGCTATCGACTGGCGCCCTGGCCCGTCTGCATCAAAAAGGAACCAAACTTCACGGCCCATTAATGTAGACCAATCTGTTTTTCTTATTCCTCCTGCTCCTCCATACCATCCCGAACAAACCCATTTTTCGGATAATATAGAATCCAAGATTTCAGCGTCTTTCTGGCCTTCAGAAAGACATACAGGCTTGTTCGGATATTCTTGCAGTTTGTTGTAATTCCACAACGGATAAAGCTCTTCAGGTGCCACGGCGCGCCATTTAAACTTGTCGCCGTCAGTCCAAACGGTAAACGGACGATCTTCTTTTTTTTGTTTTCCATTGCTATTTGTTTCTCCAGTCTTAAAACGACATACACGAAATTTAAATTTAGTTCCTTTCCAGAAGTCCCATTGTTTTATTTTCTTTCCCCATTTTTTTTCAAAAAAAGCCACGTCTTGCTTTGGTAGTGCTGCATTATCTATTAAGGCAGAATACCAACCGTCCCAAAATGAGCCTTTTTTCTCTTTGCTTTCGGTAGGCACGAACAAATCAGCTTTTGACGGGAAATAAGTTGGATCGTAGGTCGACAAGATTTCTTTTGCCGCCTCAGCCTGGACGCCTCCGCGAATATTTTTATATCCGGCTTTGGTTACAATGGAAGTCAGTCTTGCCTCATGCAAATATGCGTACAACGAAACCGCGTCTTTTCCGCCCTCTCCTGTTGCTCCTTCATACCACTTCCCAGTTGATAGCTCGACCTTAAAAGATCCCTTGCTTTTGTCTGATCTTGTTGGGTTTATTGCGGACCATTCTTTCCCTTCAACTTTTCCGTCAGGTAGCCAAGTTTTTATTAGTCCAATTGCAACAGTTTTTGCTCTAGCGAAAAGATCCATATATTCTCCAATTTTGATTTAAATTCCGTAGTCTCTGATTTCCCATAGTGCTTTTATCATTTCGTTTGATGCGCTTAGCCATTCGACCCAGGTTGTTGACACGTTTACTACGTACCATGAAGAGTCTTTACTAAGACAGCCGTCGCCATTAAGGTGTAATGGGCAGAGAAAACAACTAAAACCATAACTAAAACCATAACTAAAACTATAACTAATATATTCACCGCACAGCGCGCAATAATTCGCAGCCCAACATTCGCCAAGGTCCTTATTCATAATGACATCATCTACACTCTTGTGATACTTATGTTTGATTACTTTTCTAACCCAACGCCGCATTCTAAACCAGTGTTTTAAGCTTTCTCTTACGTGTTCATTCATATCAATCTCCTCTTTATTTCTATTAATGAATTGAAATATATTATCGGGCTAAACGAAATCGCAATATCAATAGTTTTTTTTATTTGTTCTTTTTCCTCTGTTGATACACCCTGTTTGTCCAGCGCCTTTGTTGCCCCAGCTATAAATATTTCAACCGCTTCCGAATCTCTAAGTATTTCTATGTTCATTTTGAATACCTTCGATATTTCATATTATACGAACCACCGCGAGAACCGCGAACCCATGGTTTTAGTCTATGCATTTTTGAGTTGTAAACATATCCGCGTTCGCAGACAAAATAAATATACTCCTTAATCTTCTTCACAACAAACTCCTAAAAACATAATAATCAATTTCGAACTAAATGTCAACAGGTTTCAACTTTATAATACATTCACAATTAAGCAAAATAAAAATAAGATAGCCGCTTTTGCCGTAAATATAAATTCTGCCTTCATAGTCTATTTCTTCTATTTTGGTGATTTCGTCCTTTCCGTATTTCTGCCCAATGAAAAATATTTCATTTGATTTAACGAGTCTTATAAGTTCTATCATATGGCCCCCTTTAATAATTCTTGACAATTGTTGTTTTCTCGATGCTCTTAATCTTTGCGTCATAGATTGTTATTTCTTTATAGTCTACAGTTATCCCTATAAGACTTTTTCCTTCCATGCGGTATGAAACAAATACTCTTGAATCCATAACGCCGTCGGCGTCGCTATAACAAACTTCGGTTAACGTTGCAAGCTGTATACTACTACACCCAACAAGGACAACCAACATAATTAGTATTAAATATTTCACAATTATACTCCTTTATTTGTAAATCTTTAAAATTACAATCCAGCCAACAACTCCGATACATACTATTATTATTCTTATTATTTCAATCATCTTGTACCTACCTTCATTAATGCTAAAATAAACAATACTATTAAAATCCAAACTATTAACATATGCCCTCCTAATAAGCTATAATTATTTATACAAGCCCTTTTGCCCATCTAAGGTATGCGCCTGTGAGGTCTGCACCTTCGAAGTTTGCGCCTTCGAGGTTTGCGTATTCGAGGTTTGCCCTTCTAAGGTATGCGCCTGTGAGGTCTGCACCTTCAAAGTTTGCGCCTTCGAGGTTTGCGTATTCAAAGTCTGCGTCTCTAAGATTTGCGCCTTTAAAATCTGCGCCCTTAAGATTTGCGCCTTTGAAGTTTGCGCCTTTGAGGTATGCGTTTTTAAAGTCCGTGTCTCTAAGGTCCGCGCATTTAAAAATAATTTTTCCGTTTTTGTCTTTAATTATCATAATCACCTCCTAATAAGCTATATTTAACGCCTTCAATGCAAACATCAAGGACGCTACTTTTTGGCATTCATAGCCTTTTAATTTACCAGCGCTTTTTAAAATTTTATTCAAATCTTCTATTGTTTTATTTAACTCAAACTCGGTCATCTTCTCAATTTTTGCAGACCAGGCAGCAATCGCCTTGTATTTTAAAATTAAATCCGGTCCAGTTTCTTTCAAATTATTTTTCATATTTACTCCTTATCTATTATTAAATATATACCCTTATTTATATTTTGTCAAGTTTTTTCTCACAAAATTTTCACTTACTTTTCAGATTTTCTAATTTTTTAACGTTTTTCATGTCAAATATTCTTTACATTGCAAAAATGTAACTTTTTAATATTTACCTACATTTATGTAAGATTGTCCGATAATGGACACTTTTTGCTGTTTTTTTAGTTGGCAAGTCACAAATCTGTGAGTACATGTGAGCGATTTTGTGACTTCTCAAAAGCCTATTAGCGCGCTCTATATATATATAATATAATAAATTATTATTATTATTATTATTATTATTAGGAAGTCACACTTCTCACAGGAAAATCGAGGTCTACTTTTTGAAAACGCGAATTTTTACATAAAAGCGCAATTTCATATATCCGTGAGCTCTAAATATAGAGCATGATTTTCCTGTGACTTGTGTTTTTTTATCACCTAACGGGTCTAAGTGTCCATACCATAAGTAATTACGAGCAAAAAAAAACTCACAATAATTTGTGTGCTATGTGACTTGCCTACTAAAAATATTTTTCGACGTTTTAATTTTATATTACATAAGTAATTAACTTAACACATAAACTCACAGAATTTTTATTGTGATTTTTTTCTCAATATCGCTGTTAGTTGATAAAATATCTTCTTTTTTTTGCTAAAAATATACTTGCAATTGTTTATATTTTCTGATACAATATAAACCATGAAGAATCGATTTAGTTCAATTAATCAACCAAAAACTCAAGGCCGCAAGCCTGCTCGGCTTAAAAAGTTCATAAAGGCGAATGGTGTCTCGCATCAAGATCTTTCAAATATGATCAAGAATGTCATATTTGCTAACTCCGAAACAGAACTTCTTGATATGTTAAGAGACACAACCAAGCCGATGATTATTAGGCTATTCATCAAGGCCTATCTAACGGATTTCAAAAAAGGCTCAATTCAGAATATTATGACATTGTTTTCTCGGGCGTTCGGTATGCCTACGCAGAAGATCGAAACCGAAGAAGTCAATCCTATTGCTGTTATGACAAAAGAGGAACGAGATTTAAAACTTCAAGAACTAATGAATAAATATCTTGAAAATAAAAACGAATAGTGATATATTGGTATTAAAGGAGTATAAATATGTTGAAATTTGAAGAGTTGATAAAATGTCCAGAGTGTAAGTCAATCCAAAAAGCGACGATTGAACAATCAATCCCCTGGTTGGTCTATGTTCATTTTTGCAAATGCGGCAATATAATAACAGAGTCAGACTGGGTAGAAATAACAAATGATGAACTTGGCCGACATATTGATTTGTTGGTTTAGGAAGGAGTAAATTATGAGAGAGATTAAATTTAGATCATGGAATCCTGTCTGGGAAAGATTTGTCTATTTTAAAAACGGAAAATATTACGGACATTTAGACTGTGATCAAACTCACAGATGTTTTGAACCTTTATTTGACTGGAATAATGCAGAACAATACACCGGCCGAAAAGATAGCACAAGCGAATTTGACGGTATAGAGATTTGCGAAGGTGATATTGTAAAACCAATTTCAGAAGACAATATTTTAGCGAGAGGGATTGTTGAATTTGATAACGAATCGGGAACGTTTATATTGAAAAACGAAAAAGGTTTATTGCAAAATTTGTTTATAGTTTATCTTTCTTCAGAAGGTTTTGAAATAATCTGCAACATCCACGAAAACAAGGATCTATTATGAAAGAGGTTTACGGTATAGACGATAAAGAAGTGTATTTTTTTACAGGAAAGCAAATTTTTCAGGAAATTAAAAATCACAAGATTAGGAATTATTTTTGGGAATACAATAGTGTTGATGGCTTTATATTTTGCAACAAAAACGGAAGTGTTTGCAAAAAACCAAACAAAGCGCTTATTGAACACGCTGAAAAATGCAAAGCTATAATGCTTAGCACGGTAAGTAAGGATCTATTATGAACGAATACTTATATGCACTCTTATACCTGGTGGTAGCTTGTATAATTATATTTATAGCGAAAAGGAGATAACGATATGAAAGAGATTGATTTAAGTAAATCGCAGATAATTGATGGTGATGTAAAAGTTAAGGTTTGGAATGATTCGGAAGACAAGCCGATATATATAAGATATTTACAATGCATTGACCATTCGCTTGTCCGGCCTTTTATATGTTTTGATGGCGGTGGGACAAGAGAAAATACAGGAATGTTTTGTTCTTGGGAATACGCCGAATTAATAGAACCAAAATACAGGGTCAAATGTTTTTACGATCTTGTTGAGGCTCTAAAAAAAGAAGGCTATAAAAAAGACCCTGACGACGGGTTTTTTTACCATCCCA